TTATTTTGCTTTAACTTCTTTATTATTATACTTTGCTTTATTTTTAATTAGGTCAAGTAATAACAATGCTGCAAATATAAAACTTAATATTGACCATATTTTTAGATCAGCAAACTTTCCTATATTTGCAATACCTACTACTCCACCCAAGGCATAAAATACCAAGGATGTTATTGTAATTCCTTTGTTTAATTTTGAAACTAGAGCAATTATTCCCCCGATAAGCATACATAGTGCAAGCATAAAACCAGCAGTACCGCTTACAGAATTTGAATTTTCAAGCGCATTTGCAACTCCTGCAGCGCATGATTGAAATGTAATTATTGCGAATAATACAATACTGATGATACCTATTACTTTTTTCATATTTTTACCTCCCCTGTGTGTATATTTACAGTTATAATTGTAAATCATTTGTTAATTAATTCAATAGTTTCGACAAAACTATGTGTAATGTTACATGAATAAAATAAAAAAGAGTTTTGCTAGAATCGATATTGATTCATCTTGTAATTATATTAATATTAACCTTCTTGGCATCGGTTTGAATTAGTTCCTTGATATAGGAGTTTGATCCATTTTAGAGCAAAAAAATAAAGGGTAGTCCATTCAGACTACCCAATAATATTATAAACCTAAAAGCTTTCTCCAAGTGTTCTTTCCCACTATTCCATCTGTCACTAATCCATTATTTCTCTGAAATTCCATTACAGCCTGTCTAGTGCCCTCTCCAAATATTCCATCTGCTCCATAAGCTACATTATAACCTAAATATATTAACCTTTCCTGAATCCATTTTGTTATATTTCCTCTGGCGCCTTGTCTTACCGTAGGAGCTGCAGCTACGGTTCTAGGTCCTGGTATATTGTCTACTGAAATATTGCCAAAGTCCTGGTTTACAAATTCCCTTTGTAGAGAAGCGAAATCACAATATAGTTTAGGTTGTGGAACTGGAGTAGATTGAGATTCATGCACTCTTATTGAACTAGAAATACCTATAAAGTCTAATATAGCCTTTGCTTGTAACTCTATAATTTTCTTTAAGTTAGCATCTAAGAATTCCATATCTGCAGCATTATCTATAAAGTGATTTTCTATCAATATTGCTGGGCATTTAGTTTTTCTTAGTACTGCAAAATTAGCAGTTTTTACTCCCCTGTCTCTAGTAGCTACTCTATTGGCTACCATAGAATTTTGAATTGCCTTTGCGAATTCTTTACCTTTATTAGAAGTAAGGTAAGCAAAAGTTTCTAATCCATACCCTCCACCACTATTAACATGCTGTGATATAAAATAATCACAACTATTATTATTGCTTATATCCGCTCTTTCGTATAATTCTAGGAATCTATCATCAGTTCTAGTATATATAACATTTATTCCGTGTTGCTGTAATTGACTTCCTAGTCCTAAAGCTAACTTAAGAGTATAGTCTTTTTCCTGTCTACCATTTCCACAAGCTCCTGGATCTTTACCGCCATGTCCTGCATCTACACATATTTTGACCATAACTATCTTTCCTTCTTAATAATTTCTTTTTTATTTCCCTCTTTAAGTTGTATTAGAGCCTCTTTAAGTTTGTCTGGTATGGGCAAACCTAATTGAGCACAATTTTCCAAAAGACTTATGCCTTCATTTGCAATGTAAAAATAGCATACTAGTGTCCTAAATAACCAAGTGCCAGTATTTAAAAGCCTATCTAACATTACAGCTACTATTAGTACTATAAGTATTAAGCTTTTTCTAGTTATGCCCTTAAGTCCCACATCAGAAGATACTACTTTATTTACATAAGCTTTTGTTAAACCTACAGAATAGTCCAGAACCATGAGAGCTATTAACACTATTAAGGCTGTATCCCATGTTCCAAATAACCATGTAATAACTGTCCCTATTGCTGCAATAATTGTTTTTATAATGTTTTCTTTTTCCACTCTAGTACCTTCTTTCTTATAATAATAAGGCAAAATAAAAGCACCATATAGGTGCTATACTTTGCCTTCTATAGTTATTTATATTATCTCTATTCCATTATCATATGCTCTTTGTTCAGCTGTAGCTTTAAATGACCTTATTTTTTCCAGACATACAGCTTTGTTATTTTCAAACTTCTCTTTATCTTGTATGTCTATTATCATGTTATAGCTTTTTCCTATGTTTATAGTGCAGTACATTCTTACAACTACATATTCTTGGCCACCTAAATCCTTTAATATAACCTGATCTTTTAAGTCAATTATTTCTTCCATATATAATTCTCCCTTCTTACTTAGTATAGTTTATTTCTAGTTTTGCGTAAGCTTCAAATATTGCATAGTTAGAAGAACCATCATATAGGGCTAACCCTTTTATAGAACCATTTTTAAGTCCTTCTCCTACATTACTAGGCAGTGATATCCATTTACTTTCACCCCAAGCCCAGGATCCGATATAGCCATAATCTACATACAGGCCAGTTCCTCCACTCGGGGAATCATATTGATGTCCATATAATCTTATTCTAGTTGCAGCACTGGAACCACCACTAGACCTTCTTGCTAAATATAAATATACGTTATTTATAGTAGCACCACTTAAAGCACCTCTTATACTTGCACTATCAAAGTACATGAAACCTCTATGAACACCATTACTGCCATACTGTCCTTGGTAAATATACCTGTTATCTGATCGCCATCCCCAGTTGTCTCTCCATGACTTCGTTTGGTTAGTATCCCATCTAGTAGTATGGTTTTGAGTAGTTGGTGGTGGTGGAGCTGCTGAAGGATTAAAATAGCTTTCTAAAAAATTATAGCTTGCAGGAACTATTATAGCACCATCAGATATGTATGTTCCCGTATCAGCTCTAAACAAACTTGCACTATTCATAATTCTAATATTTGCATGATCCATTGAATATATTCCATATGCAATACGCGAGCCGACTAAATCATAAACCATAACTTGTGAGAAGTTAGCAGCCAAAATCCCAAAGCCTAAATCACACGCATCTATAGTTCTAATTATTGCATTAGAGTTACCTACGTAAAAACCGCAATTGTTATCTCCTTTCCTAAGCCCTTGAATTCGTATATTTACTACTACTACAGATTTACTATTTAATATTTGAATTATATTTGTTCCGTTCCTATTCTGTTTTATGAGCGCTCCACCAGAATCAGTGTAATGAGTCCTGTTCCCACTAATTAAAATAGGAATTGAACAGTTATTTATACGTATTGTTCCATTAAATATAACATTTCTATCCATGCTAATATATATGCCAGGATTCCCTGACCAGCTTGTTGTAACAAGTCCTGGAGTTCCTGTAAAATTCTCTATGGTAACATCTTCAGTACAATTACCATAAACATATATTTTTACTGTTCTGTAATATTCATCAAAAATCTTATTGATTTTAGATAATGCTGTGAATAATGTTTTAAATGGTTTACTATTACTCCCATCACCAGTAATATCATTACCTGTGCTTCCATTTACATAATAGGTAGCATCCTGCTTTTGATAGGTCATTATGTTATTTGCTATAACTTCATTACAAAGAACAGTAGTGAACCCTGCTTGGCCATCAGATTGTGTAAACTGCCCTATTGTTTCTTCTGTATTTGTATTTATTATAGAAAAACCATGTGCATTCATAATTGTCTTTGTATTGGCAGTTGAGTGAATTACTTCTATTCCATCTTTGCTATGCTTTATAATCCCAGTTTCTATTACCTTACCACCATTTATGCTCTCTACAAATTTACTAGTTATAGCATCTGCTGTTATTTGTTGTTCAGCACTCTTAACTCTTTGGGTTAATCCATCTTCCACCCAATCCGAAGCTACATATGAACCTGTAGCTCTGCTTAATATGCATACTTTAATAAAACCATTAGGTGCTAGGCTCTTATCTATCCACATGTCTCCTACCGAGTATGGTGGAATAGGTTGTGAAATGAATGTCCTTGATTTACTATTAGCTGTACTTTGTGCATTATCAGCTATAGATTTAGCTTTTGCTGATATAGCATTTAATAAATCTTGTCTAGCATCATAGTAAGTTTTAAATTTCCTTCTAAATGTAACTCCACCAGTAGAGTCTGCTCCTTCTTTGGTTAAATCTTGAGTTGTAGACATATCTGTTAACAAAAGATCAACATAATTATATAAAGCAGTATAAGCTGTTCCATAAGTTGTTTTATCTATGCCGTAGGTGGTTGCAGAGCTATCTATTTTAACTTTTTCACTAACTATAATGTCAAATTCTTTCTTAATACTTATTTTTTCAACTGGAGTTATTTTGTTATCGCTTGACATATTTGTTAATGCCGTATTTGCAGTTTCTGCATTTTGTTTTGCCGCGTCTGCAGTACCTTGTGCTGCATCTGCTAAATCCTTTGCATCCTTAATCGCTTTATCTACATCCTCAGGTGCTGGTGACCAATCAGAAGCTTTATTACCAGTTTCTATTTTCATATTTTTAACAGTTATAAATCTTTCTGTGTCATAAGTACCATAAAATTCTAACCAACTTTCTGTTAACCCATTATTAGTATCTGAAATAAGAAGATTAAAGCTTTTTCTTTGATACTCCGTTGTAACTTCAATGTTAGTTGAAGGTATTCTATACCTAGCTTTATTAGTTGAATAAAAAAGCACATTACCTGGTATATCCGCCTTTATATCAAAACTAAAGGTTAACTTTTTCCCAACATATTCTTTTAGAATGTAGTGTACATCTGAAAATAACATATATTCACGTGGTGATGTTCTTTTCTCAAAATTACTATTTAAGAATAAATTCCTTCCACCAATATTTATATTATCTATGCTATTATCAGCAATTTTCCTAAGCAGTGTTGCTTTTTTACTATAATAATCACTAAAGCAACTTCTTAAAGTATTACCATTTACATCACTAGTAGTAGTTAAATCAGCTAATAAAGGATTTAAATAATTGTATAAAGTAGTATAACTAGTGTCATAAGCTGTTTTTTCTGCAGTTACTTTTGCAACATCAGCTTGACTATTAAGCACTACTTTTTCTGCCGTTATACCATCTAAATCTTTCTTAAGAGTTTGCTTCTCCACACCAGTTAGTTTATTATCACTAACCATATCATCTAATCTATTCACAGCTCCATTAGCTACGGTATCATCTGTATATTTACTTGCCTTCTCCCAATCTGTAGAGGAATAACTTTGACCTACTATTTTGCTAATAATACACCTGAATAATTCTCCATTAGAACCTTGAGTCCATAGGTCTCCTTTATCGTATGGGGGAATAGGTTCCTCTATAAAAACTCTACGCTTTTTATCAGCAGTATCTTGTGCTCTAGCTGCATCTTCTAATGCCTTGGATACATCGGTATCTGTTATTTTAATCCATTTATAAACACTTTCATCAACAGCAAATCTGTATGCATAGCCAGTTACCGTATCATAATATAAGTCTCCAAGATGTTGATTTTTTAGCTCTATGGTAGACCAATCTATAGTTGGAGCATTTGTTAGCGTTGGTTCGTTTTCATAAAACCAAGTTGTTATACTTCCATCTATGCGATTTTGTATATCATTTATAGCAGATGAATATGTTCCACTGATAAAAGTGCTCAATGTATTATCTGAGTAAGCTTTTGCAGTATTTTCGGCATCAGATATACTTTTTGATAAATCATTTTTAACTCCACTTACTTTTGCACTAATGCTTATATTAGAACTTAAATCTAATTTCTCCCCTACATCTGCATGTAATTGATTAGCCATTATAGAGTGTGCTGATATAAACTTTCCTACAATATGACCCTCATAGCCATTCGTAGAATTACCCATTGTAATGGCTGTTTCGTATGGACCATTTATACCACTTTTTGAGTGTCCAAGTCCGTTTAAATTCCATCTCCAAACACTCTTGGCTGTCATTATATCTTCAGTATCCATTATTAAAATTTCCTGTGGTTTATCTTTTGGCCTAAAGACTACATTGCCACCTAGAGCTCCAGTTAAAAGTTTTGTGGCATGGTCTATTGCTTCTTGCATTTTGGTGCCAGTAACAGCATCCTGTAATATCTGATTTACAGTGTTTCTTATAGAATTTAAAGTATTTGATATATTATCTTTAAAAGATCCCAGCTCTATTTCTTTGTATCTATTTGACAAGCAATCATACTTATATTTGATTACTTTAGCCTTTAAATCAAAGCCATATTTTAGATGTTTTACAGTTACTGTATCACATAAGTAAACTCTTTCTAGCACAGCATAATTTTTATATTCTTCAGTCTTACTAAGTTCTAAAAAATCCACCTTATAGTTGGCAGGTGGAATATCTATCTTATTAATAGTAAACTCCTGCTGTGCTCTCTCTCTAAGCTTAGCTATAGCCATGGCTTCTGTAATTCCACTTTTTTCATCTACCTTAATATCAGAGTATTCTATATTTCTTATCTTAGGATGTGGGTAATTATTTATTAAATCACTGTCTACATACTTTTCAGGAAGAGATAATCCACCATATCCTTGTGGTTTTATTCTTGTAACTACACTATCTAAGCTTAAATCCTCATCTATTCCTAAAAGATTTTTACCATACCTTATAGTTACCCCTCTGTCCTTTCCTCTGTTTTGGAGCAGCTTAATTAAAAAGTTATCTCTTTCAAGTTCTCCGCCCCATGTATCTATTATTCCATCTTCACTAAATATTGCTTCTACAGGGTTTTTTTCAATAAAATGAGCTGTTTTAGAACCTGGCAAATCACTCAGACTTGTAAATCTATGAGGATACTGTGTAGAAGTTAATACTATATTTAAAACACCCTTACCATCTGTATTAGCAGCTCTGCTATCTTCTATAAAGTTGTCAATCAAATCATAAAAAATATGTCTGGCATTAACTTTTATACCAGACATATTTTTATTCTTTTTATATATTCTAAAAAACTGATTTCCCATTGGAGTTGGTGCCTTAATTATATTTCCTTCAACTAGGTTTTTCCATTTGTTTCTATTATCAAAAGGATGTTCTAATACTAATTCATATAAACCATTTCTCTGCTCTTCAACTTCACATAGAGAAGGGTTTAAAGATGTTATCCCATTATTATTAAAATCCACTGTACCTGCATCATATATAGATATCATTTATAACACCTCCTATAGATAGGCTTCCCTATAAATTATTTCTATTTTGCTTACATTCCCAATATAATCTATAATGTTTTCCCCTGGCTTCAATATAGGAAATTCTCCCTGCATCTTGCTATTTTGCAACATTGTATCCTTATATGCATCTTCTAACTCACCATTAAGGGTTATATAAGCATCTATTCCCTTTAAAATTACATTAGAATTATTTACTGTTAAAGTTATGTCCCCCACACCATAAACCTTTATTACTGGCTTTATCTCCATTGTTCCATTATAGATTAATTTATAATTGGTAGTAGTTACAGTAACTTTTTTCTCAGTAAGTGAGTAACCAAAAGGCTGACAATCAAATTGAACTATACCACTATGAAACTTTTGTAATACTTGTTGAAGATTTATCTTATTAATTATATTAGCCTTATAAAATCTGTCCGGCTCATTAGAAAATATTACATCTCCACCACCAGTTAACCATGTTTTTATATCTCTAAAATTATCACCAAAGTAGTCAAACTCTACTGATTTCACTTCTCCCTCATAGCTATTATCTGTATTAGTTAGATATCCATTTCTCCCTGGAACAACTATTTTTTCTACTCTTTTCTCATAGGTAGTTATTGGAGGAAGTGATATAATCTTAAAACCTTTTTCACTTGAGTGAATATTCTTCCATACAAATCCTGTTTCCATTATGCTTTTCCTCCCCCTATTTCAATTTGCTTTCTATAAAATTCTATCTCTTCTGTTAATGCTCTAATATCTTGATTTCTATTATTATTAAAGTTTTCTATATTAAAATTCAATCCATTATCGTTGTTATTAGTTATTGTGCTGTTATTAGCTGTGATTCTATCATAACTAGAAGTCATAGCTCTTGATGTCGCAGCTTGCTCCTGATATACAGCAGCAGTCATTCTTGCAGTAACTTCATCAACATTAAAGCTAGACACCATGCCAGATATATTTCTCTGCATATCCTTTTGGAATTTTGGAATTTCCTTATCAGCTCCGACTCCAATACCTTGAATTAGATATGGTCCAACTTCTTTAGCAAATAACTTACTAGGTGACTCTATTCCAAATACCCACTGTACTCTGCCAAGCAATTCTTTTCCCAAAGTTTTAGCTAGACCCCAAGATCCCTTTAGTAAACCCTTACCAATTCCCGCTAAGATATCTGCACCTACTTCAAACCAGTTTATAGATGTTAATGTATCATTTATAGCGGTTACAAGCTCTCCAGCACTAGAAATTAAAGTTGGTAATGCTCTTATTAGGCCTTCTGCAAGTTTTAGAATTATTTGCACAGCGCAACTTACTAATTTCTCCATATTACCTGGTGTAGTAATAAATTCTACCAATTTTGTTATTATTTTCATTGCCCCTTCAACTAACATTGGGATAGCTATTATAAGTCCATCGACTATAGAGTCAATACACCTTGACATACTAGCTATTAACTTGTTTAAATTATCCTCATTTGTTAAAAAATTTATTAATCCATTGATAATTTGTAAAGCTGCCCCCACTAATATTGGAATACTTTCAATTAATCCATTCACTAGATTTTCAATTATTATTGGAGCTTTTTCAACTAACACTGGAATAGAATTTATTATTCCCTGTATTAATCCAACAACTAATTGTACACCAGCATCAATAATTAAAGGTAAATTTTCTATTAAGGTATTAACCAAAGTTAGTATTGTATCAATAACAGTTGGAACTAACTGTGGCAAAGCTTCAGTTATGCCAAGTGCTAAGTTAACAATTAAACTTACTCCAAGTTCTAGCAACGAAGGTAACATAAGAAGTATCCCATTTATTAATTCTGTAATTAATTGTATTCCAACATTAATAATTAAAGGTAAATTTTCTATTAATATATTAACTAAAGTTTGTATTGTATTAATAGCAGTTGGAATTAACTGTGGTAAAGCTTCAGTTATACCAAGTGCTAAGTTAATAATTAAGCTTAATCCAACTTCTAGTAACGAAGGTAACATTGTAAGTATCCCATTTATAAATGTAGTAAACATAGCGATAGCACTGGCATCAATTATAGGCAAATTACTAGCAGTAGAAGTATTTATGGTATTTGCTATATCTTCCATTGCACTTATAAGCCCTGTAATACCTTTCTCTCTAAATGCTGTAGAAAGAGTTTCAATATATCCTAATGCCATTGGCAATACAGTGTTTTTTAGAACATCAGATATAGGTGCAAATACTTCTCCTACCAATGATTTAGCACTATCTTTTAAGGTAGACATAGATTGTTCTATTTCTGCGTTGCATTTTACTCCAATACTGCCTAAATTAACTAATGCATTACCCATATCGCCTACGACACTTTTGAAAAACTTCAATCCATTTTTCATTATTTTATTTAGTGTATCTATTTTTTTTTCAGTACCCTCGCTATCTATCTGATTATTATCTATCTGATTATTATTTATAATTTGTACACCTGCCATTTATCTCTCACCTGCCTTTAATATAAAATAAAAAAGACAGGCCCACTCACTACTCCATGGTGTGGTTTGGCTCTGTTCTCTGCTTAATTAATATTTTAGTTATCTTCTTACACCTAATACATTTTATTTCTCCTTTTACATAATCAGCTTTTAACAACAACTGATTACAATTAGGACATCTTATTTCTTTAATATCAACCACCTACTTTTAAAGGTAAAATAAAAGCACCTACCAATGTAAGTGCTTTTATATTATATATCAGTTTAGGAATATATTATAATACTTTACTAACATCTCCACCATTAAGAAGTATTCCTTCTATTTGATTAAGTTTTTCTTTTTCATCTTTGCTGATATTTGAAGGAATTTTATATAATTCTTTCATTTTTTTATAATAAGATTTTTCCTCTTTATCTTTTATCTTACTTAAGTCCATAGCACGATAACCCATTATCTTTACTATTTCATTATCCTCCTTTAAGGCCTTAAACATGGCTTTAAACTTCCACCAGTGTAGATATTCTATATCCTGTAAATCTACTCCGTATTGGTCTAAAAAAGCGGAATAAATGTAGTCATCATCATAATCATAAGAATATATTTGTTCACTCTTGCCTTTTCCATATCCTTTACCTTCAACTTCATTTTTTCCGCATCTATAGAACCATAGGAGCTTTTCCACTGCCTCATTTAAATCATTTGGCAATGTAGAATAGTAAAGATCTAAAGCATGTATAATCTTATCTTCTTCGCTTACTTCACTGTCCTGCATTAAAAGCTCAAAAAGAATAGAAGTACGAAAATCACTGTTAATTTCGTACTTCTCTCCTTCTATATCTACACTTATTGGAACTAAATCAATAAGTAAGTTCATTATTTTTTAGCACGTCTTTGTGCCCTATTGGGAGAATATTTTTTAGTAAATCTTTCAATTTCTTCATTGGGTTCATTTACACAGGTTATAAGTTCCTCAAAGGCTTTCAAGCAAGTCAAAAGATTAACCTTATTGCCAAAAATCTTCTTATCGGTACCTTTACCAAATAGATCGTTAAACACGTTGAATATAGCATTGCATTGAGTTTTGATGCTTTCAACTATAGTCATATCTTTTACTTTTTCGCCTATGTTTTCTATACTTTTCAGTGATTTCTCATATTTTTCAGCTACCTCTAAATCTAGCAAATCTAAATCTGGCAATTCCACTCCATTAATTTTCATTTATAACACTCCTATACTGATTTTGCTGTAAAACCTTCTGTAAATGCTTTTGAAGTAGTATCAAAAGTACCTTCTATTGGATCTGAAACTCCTATGAAACTTCCTGCCATACCTAGTTCTCCCTCATTAGCCTCAAAGGAATCAACTGCTATTGCAACTTTAAATTTACGAGCTCTAAACCCTGCTGTAGTTGCTGGCTTATCTAAATCAACTATTATATAATCTGTTTCTGTATCATATCCTATTTTTTGCATTTCTCCAATATTTCTTATAAATTCTATAGCCTTTTCGGAAACTATCTGATCTGCATTAAAGCTTGTAGTCCATTCATAACCAATAATACTCTGGCTTGCACTAGACTGATTTATATATCTTTTTGAAGCTGTTTGCGCTGCTGGACTCTCATTTAACTCTGTAAATCCTGTACCTAATAATTCAAATGAATCTGATATCTTTAAATAATTTGCTTGTATTTTTCTCTTTCTAACTGACATTTATATCACCTTTCCTTTTAAAATATTTTAATATTAATTGTATTTTGAACTGTGCAGTATTTTCCGTATTGGAAAAAGCATAGCCTGTACTTTTTACTTTAATTTCTAATGGTTCTAAACCATTTTCTAACAATGGAAATATTCCATTATTATTATTACTTTCAATCCAACCAGCGAATTTTTCATAAAATCCACTATTGTCTATATTTTGCAGAACATCTGCTGAGTAAGGTTCTCTGCTTGTAAATATAAAAGCATATTGTCTTACACTATCTCCATTAACATATTTCTTTAAAATAGGTTCTATTGGAACCTCTTCTATAGAATAGTTATCTGCATTAGCATCTAAATAATTTACATTTACTCTAATTGCATTGTCAAAGGTATCCAAATAAGGACATTTCATTATATAATTTCTAATACTATCGATTATCATAGTTACACCTAACTATATTAGTAAAAGGATCTTCTTCTGATATAATATAGCTCCACCTTCCCTTTTCAAATTTAACTTGTAGAAAAGCATGACTAGATATTATATCACCGTTTATTTTAACTATATTATTTTTGCTATCTATAAAAATATCACTCATCCGCTTTTACCTCCTACAATCCCTTTCATTTTTCTTACAATACCATCTGTTATTGAGCCCTAACTCATCCCCCCTTTATAAGCAATCTTCCTAATCCACTTTCTTTAGTTGTAAGCATATTGTTAGACATTCATACACCTCCTTTGGAATTTATACAGTAAAATAAAAAGAGCACCCTTTCAGGCACTCCTTATGATAATATAATAACAGCTTATTTTATTAGTGTGTTTAAATGTTATGAACATTTAATTACTATTTTATTCAATATATATTAATGGTATTAATTTGTTTATAATTGTTGACTTGTTTCTGCATATGGTCTGTTCAGTAACATATAATTTAATTGCAGCGTCTTTCACTCTAACCTTATTGAAATAACATGACTCTATTAAATTACGTTCACTATCTGTTAAAACTTCAATAGCATTATCTATTCTTTTTATTTCATTCTCTTTTTTAACTAACAAATTAGTTAGATATTCAATTCTTTTTTCCTTGTGTTCTATTTCTCTTTCCACTGAACTTGATATGGTATTAGCCTTTGGCATATTATCATAACAAATTGAACTTATTCCGCTGTAACTTTGCTCTACATCCTCTATCTCAATTTTTATATTTTTAATTTCTGCCAATGTATTTTTATAATTATAAAGCATAGCTTCAAGCTTTTTATATGAATTCATTTATATCACCTACTTTTTGATCTATAATTTCCAACTATATATTCCTAAAAGTTCTTGGTCATTTCTAAATTTAGTAATTCCTCTCTTGGAGTCTCAGGTTTTACTTGTGGTACTCCATTTCTTTTTGAATTTGTTCAAGTCTTTCATTTATACATGATACTAAATTATCTTCTAAAGTTTTTCTTAAACTGCTTTCCACATAAAACTTACTGTCACCAATTGATATAAACCTTAAATTGTGAACTTGTAGTTCATCCTTCATATCTTTAAGAGATTTCATTTCTCCTTCTAATTTTTCAAACCGCATCTCTCTAGCCTTCATGCAATCACACATTTTTTTATCAACATATTCCGACTCCTGTTTCAGTACTTTTAAAAATTCTGCGATTTTGTTTTCTATAACGTGGAGTTTCTTCATTATGAGCATTAGATCATCATTGTCTAATAACGTCTTTGTATAAAGGAATTTAAGGGAAAATTTAAGGCTTGGACAATAAGCTATATCTACCCATCTTTCCTTACCCACGTTTTCTTTCTTTGTAAGTTTGCCTTCCTCAATAATCCTCTTTTGCTGGATTACAAAATGTCTTTCATCTGTTGTTATTCTATAATCTCCAAAATCTAATTTCATTAATATTCCTCCAGTGATATGCTTGAATTGGATCTTTCATTAATTAACTTTTCTAAATCTTTCATGTGGGCATATCCTCCTAATTATATTTTTTATAATTGTTGCTGCTTTTTCTGCTATATCAACCATTTCAAAATAGCTTGTCTTTTTTCTAAAACTTATTTTGTTAAACTTGGTGTCTTTATCAGTTATCTTTAAAGCACCTTCTAATTGAGTCTTATTAAACGCTCTAATTTATGAAATAAATTTATTTAGAATATATTTCTTCACTGTATGTTCTCTCCTTACTTTTGTTCAGTTTTCTGAACTTTGATTGCAAAAAAATATATAGGTATTTCAATTTGCTGCAAGTTCAATAGTTCCGTCGCTTTATTAATTTCTTGCTGAGTAAATTCACTATTATTATTAAGCTTTGCACTTAATGTTGTTCTTGACATACCCATTCTTTTTGCAAACTCAGCTTGGGTTTTACACTTTTCTCTTATTTTCCCATGTAATTTGCTATAGTCAAAAGCCATATCTTTACCTCCTTTTAACCTTGTTCAGTTTTCTGAACTAATTTTATATTAGCACACTAAAAATTGAATTGCAATATGTTATTTTAGTTTTCTGAACTTTTGTTATAATTATCTAATATTTTCGTTGTGTTTTCTGAACTTTTGTTATAATATGTATATAAGAGGTGATTATGATGTGCACAACTTTTTCTGAAAGAATGAAACTGGCTATGGAAATAAAAGATATAAAGCAGGCTGATATAGTTGAAAAAACAAAAATAGGTAAATCTTCAATAAGTCAATATCTATCCGGTATGTATGAACCAAAACAAAAAAATATTTTTTTAATAGCTAGAGCATTAGGTGTTAGTGAGGCTTGGCTTATGGGTCATGATGTTCCTATGGAACCATCAGTTGTTAATTCTTATAGGCGTCTTACTGAAGAGCAGACTGCTTTATTAAATAGTTTTAGCAGATTAAATACTATAGGGAAGGTTACAGCAATTAAAAGAGTTGAGGAACTGACATATATAGATAAATATATAGAAAAAGACTATCTATCTCCAGTTGCTGCACATGCTAAAAATAAAGCATCCAAAGATGACATTAAACATGATTTAGACATTATGGATGATGATAATTGGTAAATTAGAGGTGATTGCATGATGTATGAGGAGTTATTAAAAGAAGCTGATAACTTACAAATCATTGTTCGTGAAAGAAAGCTGAAAGCTTTTGATGGGTTATGTAAAGGTAATAGAATTGCCATTAGTAAAGATCTAATAACTGATGCAGAGAAATATTGCGTTTTACATGAAGAAATAGGCCACTTTCTAAAAACTGTAGGAGATATTACTGATCAAACTAAAATAGAAAATCGAAAACAAGAACTTGTGGCTCGAAGGTATGGCTATAAAAGGGCGGTTAGTTTGTTTGGATTGATTAGTGCATTTGAATATAAGGCACAAACATCTTATGAAATTGCTGAATTTTTAGGTGTTACAGAGCAATATCTTAAAGAGTGTATAGAAGATTATAAAAAGCAGTATGGTGTTTACTGTATGCTTGAACAATACATCATATACTTTGAACCTAATTTAATGATCTGTAAATTATTTAATCCAGTTGTATAAAACAACTGGATATTTTACTCATTATTTAGAGCTGCAGATATTCTAAATATAATATAAAATTATAGTATAAAATTTGTTTATAAAAGCGGTTTTATATAAAAAACTTTATTTCAATTCGTTGATATTGCACTTTATAATGTATTTGGTGACCCCTAGGAGACTCGAACTCCTGATTCCAATCAATTCTAACTGTAAAAAACTAAAACTGCCCTCAACTATTGAGATTAAGCCATTCATTCCCTATAACATTCTATTACAAACTAGCACCATCTGAAACTTATGTGGGAAAAATGTGGGAAGAATGCGAGGTATGATTTATAAAAAAAGCCCTGGAATAATCCAGGGTTATTTTTATTTTAAATAATACCCTACGGATGAATCACTAGGATTAATTAGAATTACATTATCTAGTGAAAGATCATTAGGTACTTCAAACGTTACATATATATTCTTAGTTAAATTAGGGTTTATATTGTCATATACTCCTACAAATCCGTTCTTTTCATTTTCTATATTTAAAGGTATCATGCTATCAGAATGTACGTCATATCCACTCTTGCTATTAAAGTCATATAGCGCGAACTTTGTTCCTACTTCTTTGGGTGCTTTCCCTAAATTCTTAGCAGATACCTTTATCTGTATGAATTTATTCCCTTCACTTTTAAAATTCTCTCTCAATGCTGTAATAGTTTCTACATCTTTAGCTTCTAATATTTTGAATTCCCATTCCCCACTTTTTCCTGCTGTACCAAAATCTATTGTGGTTGCTTGCTTCTCCGTTTTATTAGAAGTATCTTTTTTTGTTTCATTAGGAGCTTCTCCTTTAGTTTCTTTGGTTGGTGGATTATTCGCCGGCGCTTGGTTATTTTTATTCCCACAAGCTACTAATACCAAGATTAAACTTATTACTAGCATTACTGATAAAATCTTTTTCATAATACTTACCCCCTGTATGTATATTTACAATTATAATTGTAAACTACACATTTATTTGTTCAAGTTTTTCGACAAAACTATATATAATGTTACATGTATAAGATGTGTAAAAATGGCAAGAATTTAAAATGTTTATGGTTTGTTCTATTTATAGAATCTCCTTTGGCTTAGCTCCCTAGTATGGGGGCTTTTTTATGCAAAAAAAATAAAGGGTAGCCCCGAGGACTACCTTAATAAATATTATACTAATTTAATTTCTATAGCTTCTATTCTTCTACCTTGTCCAGTGGTTCCAGCTACTTCTCTATCTCTTACCCAATTTGTCCATCCTATATCTTGCACATGCACTCTATAGGTTACAGTAACACCAATTCCTTTAATTGCTATAGCTTCTAATCTTAGAGATTCTCCCATTGTTCCTACCACTTCTCCGTCTGTTCTTATAGATGTCCATCCCTTACCTTCTATATGTCCTTGCATTTCTAATTTGGCACTTGTATTTTCTAGTTTTATTGTTAAAGCCTCAAGTCTTTTGCTTTGCCCGGTTGTCCCTGCAGTTTCCCCATTTTTTCTCTTGCCTTGCCACCCTATATCTTGCACGTGTGCCTCATAAATTACAGAAGGTTTTGGTGCTGGATCTGGAGCAGGAGCACTTTGAACCTTTTTACCTTCTATGCCCTCTGCTATGACTTTTGCTATTATTTGTGGCCCTATTTTTTTATATAGTTCCACATCTTTAGTTGCTTCTAAAAAGAACATCTCTACTATCATAGCTGGCATTTTAGTATGCTTTAATTCATATAGTGAAGGGTTTATGTTCAATCCATTTGTTGACTTCCTTCTCTGTTTTCCTTCATCATCAGTAAAGCCTAAATCATATAGTGCTTTAGCTACATTTATAGCATATGAATTATTGCTATTATGTGCACATACCTCGGAACCTATTGCCCCTATATACTTCTCATAAGCCTTGTTAACATGAAGTGATATGAATAAATCTGCGCCCCAGGCATTTGCTTTATTAACTCCATAAGCTAGATCATCACTCTTACTCATTCCTTTTGGAGGAGTAACATCTAAAGCTTCATATCCTAAAGACATTAAATAAGCCCCAAAATGAGGGAGAACCTCCCTATTAACCACTATTTCATTTAGTATACCAACCGCTCCTGGAGCTTGTGGGTTATGGCCTGCTCTATATGCTATTTTCATTATTATTCATCCTCCCTATTTTTAGTTTGCTTAATAAGCTGATTAGTTAAGACAGCTACTCCAGTTGATACTATTCCCTGGAATACTGCTAGTGCTGTAACCCCTTGTTGCAATGCTATAGATCCTCCAACACCAACTACAAGTAAAACCCATGGTATGCTCCAATCTAGTACTTTAGGACTATTCTTCAAAAACATTCCCACAACATATAAAGCAGCCACCAATATCATTAGTTGTTCGGGTACAAATTTAATTAATTCCATAATTAACACCATCCTTATTTTTTAAATATTAAACCTAAAATAATTCCTACAATACCAGTAATAGTAGAAGATACTAAGGCTACTTTATAATGCTTAGCTTCTTTGCTTGGTTCTTTTTCAATATGATCTAATTTACTTGCAATATCCCCTATGCTCTCCTTAATCTCGTTTAAGATATTAAAGATCATTTTAATCTGTTCACTAGATACTGCAGATGTCCTCTCCAGTATTAACAATCTCTGTTCAAAATCTTTTTTTGATTCCTTTAGTTCTAATATCTGCTTTTCTAAATTATCAATTTTTATATCTTTTTCATCTGCCATAACCCACCTACCTAATTAACAAAATTTAAGGCAAAATAAAAACACCCTATAGGTGCTCTATCTTGCCTTTTAGTTTAATTATATTGTTGTAGTTTCTTTTACTACTTCTGTTACTACTTCTTTTAAGTTGAACAGCCTAGGTACTTCTTCAAGCTTGTAGGTACCGCCTAAAACTAAAGATACCCAAACCTTAACTAGTCCGCTATTCTTAGTAAAATTCATACTATACACCTCCTCCCATCATGCTGGTAACTAATACAGTAAGCTCTGCTATACTTTGTTTCATAGTTTCATTCTCTGCTTTAAGCTTGTCAACCTCAGAAGGTTCCTGAGGAACTGGTTCTGGAATATATTCCTCAAATATTTCTTCAAACGTTATACCATTAATATTTTTTATCTTAAATTGCTTACCTTGAGCTTGTAGCTCAAAATATTTATTATATAGTTCATCAGAAATTTCAGTATCTGTTTCTAGTATAGTGTTTATTTCCTTATCTTTAAAACCCACATATCCGTTGTCGTTAAATATATACATATTATTTACACCTCCTAGTATCCTATTAGTTTCCTATCGCAATCCAATTTATGGATATCTGCCCAGCTGGGGGTGTACCATTTTGCACCCACCTAAGCCCAATTTGCGATTTAGTTACTGCATTGGCAGCTATTTCAATTTCTTTTGCTATGTTATGAGTATCCCCGAAGTGAGATATTGTAGCACTAAGGTTCAAAGGCTTATTTGGAAATGATATGGGCAGTGTTGCTGTATATCCTGTAAGTCCATTAATATTTGTTTCGGGTAGCACATACCACCCCCATTGTAATATAAGTCCCCCTGGTAGTTTTCTATATCCAATTTCAGCTAGGCTTTGTGTTGCATTAACAAGCATATCTTCGCTGGTTTCAAAATAATGCTTATCCCAATCAGTTCCGTTAAAACTTCTAAAAGGTCTTTTTATTGTTTGTGCCATCTTATCTCCTCCTTATATCCACACTGTGCCTATAGGAATCCCTGTAGGTTGTGTAGCTGATTTAATTATTTGTGTACCGTCTTTTCCATCTTTGCCAGGTAACCCTTGAGGTCCTTGCATGCCTTGTATGCCTTGGTCTCCTTTTTCTCCTTTAAGATCCACATAAGTATAAGTTGTTTGGCCTTCCACTCTTATACCTAATTTGGTACCGTTCCAGCTAAATTCAAGTGATTTTCCTTGTATGCCTTGGGTACCCTTTAACTCTACATACTTATATGAAACTTCATCCTCTCTTTTTACTCCTAATTGGGTGCCATTCCATAAAAAGTTTAACCCTATTCCAGGTGTACCTTGTACTCCTTGCGGTCCAGTTGATCCCGTATTACCTTGGGGTCCTTTTATGTTTTGTACTGCAGGTATATCTAAAGAAGAGTTTAACGTCCATGTTAAATTGCCATTACTATCTATAAAAGGTCGCCACATTTTACCCGAACCAGTACTATTAGGAATGCTATTTATTTGGTTATTTATTTTTTCAGTAGGCAAAGGAATTACACTACCAAGAACAATATCTATTTTTCTATGTCCTTCATACACCTCTGTAATTTCTGCAACTCTTTGATAAGATTCTCCTGTACTATTTTTTAGAATTATTATATCTCCTAAGTCCCAATCCTTCTCATATATAAAGTTTGAATTAATTGCAGTACTTTCATTGCTAGTAATATAATCATATTCTGCTAGTTTAGCCTTAGCTCTATCTTCTAAGTTATTCTCGTTTTCTATATCTCTTGCATCTATAAATAATTCTCTTCTAGATAGTCCAATATCTGCAGTTTTAAATACTTCCTGAACTGATCTATCTTCTCCCTCTCCTTGTCCTGCTACGTATCCCATTGTTTTATAACTTAGAGAATTGTTTATATGAGTGGAATTTGTTATATTGTCAAACTCCTCACTAAAAATAACCCTGCTATTATAATCCTTAGTCCTGTCTATTCCCTCAACTACATCAAAAATAAATTTTTTGCTATATAAATCTAAATAAACTTCCCATCCTATTCCTGCAACAGTACACATTTGTTCTAATTCAAAGTCTAAATATTTAAACCTAGATTGCCATGCTATTATTGGGCCTCTCTTTTTATCAGGAGCTAATTGTAATTGCTCAATTTTTCTTTTTACATCTACTGGAGTAACGCAGTTATCTATTACATAATGTTTAATAACCTCTTCAGCGGTAGCCTTTATTTCATCATAAGCCTTTCCTGCAGGTGGCACTGTAATTCTTATGCCTATAATAGATTTTAAATCTCTGCCTTTAGCGGTTATTATTTTCTTACTTTCATCTACCTCAACTTCTTCTATAATTCCAACTTTTTTAGGAGTTATAAAAATTATATTTTCATTTTTAAGAATGTCTATATATTTTATAGGAGCAACTATTTGAAACTCCTTAGCTTTAGTGAAATTCCTTACAAAGTAAAAAGAGATATAATCTTCTATATCCCCTAAAAAATCAAAGTTACTATTTATTATTTTAATAGTATTTATATCCATAGATCTCCCACCTTTGCTGTTGTCGGAGTTGTTCCTTGGATATAAATTCCTCTAATACTTTGTCCTTGCATATTAGTAAACCAATCCTGCCATAGAGTCTTTAGACTGTTCCACTCTCCATTGAACTTATTCCACATTTCCTGTGTGTCTGCCTTACCTGTAAAACTCATATATCCACATATAGAAGTATCTGGCCTTTCATCTACAATAGAAAAATCAGAACCACTCACTATTATTTTAGCTAGGCTTAATTCGTGTACAGATGTATCCCTCTGTAGTGCAGGGGGTCCACTTGTTACCCCTTGCTTAACATATATACTTAATGCTCTATTTATTAAATCTAGCTTTAATACAATCCTATCTTGCCTAGTTGTGCCTACTGCTACAGTCTTAGATAATGTAGTTGTATTTAAATATAAGTATCCATTAATGCATCCGGATCCTTCACTAATCTCCACTTGGTTATTAGATTTTTTTAATACCTTAAGGCTTCCTGGTGCCGGATTAACTCCAGTAGTAATAAATGTTTTAAAATAGTTTGCAAAATCCTCTGCTTTATATTTTCTATCACCACTAATACTATTAAAAAAACCTCCGAACTCTGCCATTGCCTCACCTCCTATAGGCTTAAATATTTATTTTTATATTTAATAATAACCGATTGAGGAATAAAGTCTCCCTCTGTACTGTAACTAAGCGTATTGCTTCCAACCTCTAAATTAAACAACGATAAAGTACTCTTAATATCTATATAATTATAAGCATTTTCTCTAATACCATCACTTTTTATAATTTCAACTTTTTTACTTCCGTAGGCTGTAGAGATATAAAGAATTTCAGTATCTAATATTTGCTTGTTTAACTTAATAAATTTATCACCATTTAAAGTTATTATAGGGTTTAGCGCTGAACCATTGAAAAATATTTCAAGTGGACTTTCTACATCTCCATAGTTTATAAACACTAATTCATTAGGGCCTTTTTTAGCGAATTCAATTCCGGTGAAAGGTATTTCTAATTCAAATTCCAGTCCACCTTCCCATGTTTCTATATTAGTTACATTTTCCTCCTGGTCTTGCCAGAATGGATATGCAGCATTAAATGAACACTTAAAACCTAACCCATTTTCATTATTGGTCTTATAGTCTGTAGAGAATTTGGGTATTTCTTCAGCTCTTACAATTATCTCTTTATTTACATAATCTTCGTTGTACTTTAGCAACACATCCTGTAATGGATTTAAAATTCTCACTAATTGTTTCTTAAGCACCTCTATTTGTTCTCTAGTATCAGCTAATATAATTCCCTCAATATCAATAGGTCTTTCACTTAAGGAAGTAGAATTTATACTTTGCCCATGTTGGTTTACACCTTTAAACTTGCTAAATTCTCCTTGTATCTGTCCATCTTCAAAAGCGGTTAAGAGTACGCCTGTACCCTTAATAAAACTCTCTATAGTAATACTTAACTTATTCTCTTTATTAATTAATTCAATTCTTGTAAATATAAATACCGCCTCCTAAGCAAAAGATAAATCTCTCATGGCTTTTTTACTAGCTTTAGAAACCTCATAAGGAGAATCAACTCTGCCATAGAAATTATTAGTTACATTTACACCTCTTGCACTATTAGACCCTTGGATATAATTCCTATTTTCATCTGCAGTAAGAACTCTTTCTCCTTTGTGTAATTTAGCTACATATCCATCAAAAGGTACATAAGAAAGTCCATTGTATTTTGAACCATCATATTTTGGACTACTAGCATTTAAACCTTCAGCCTCCTTATTTGCCCTTTCATTTGAACTAAATAGCCAATTAAAAAATCCTGAAATGGAATCCCAAGCCTTATTGTACCAAGTTTTAATTTTTCCTGTTTGAATTTCTACTTCCTTCTCAATTCCTGGAGTAGCATTTTTAATCTCATTTTTAATACCTTCGCAACCTTCATTAGCTTTCTTTATTTGCTCTTCTTTAGCAACTCTAGCCGCTTCTTTCATATTATTATATTGCTCTTCAGTTATATCTCCAGCAGTCTTTAATCTTTCTGCTTGTTTAATTATTCCATCATATTTTGCATTAGCTGCACCAATTTCCTTATCTCTAGTTTCATTAGCTTTGGTTATCATTTGACTGGCCATTTCGGCGGTTAGTCTTCCTTGATAATCTTTCATTCTCTCTCGAATAACTGCTGCTTCCTGTTCAGTTTCACTTAAAGTATTAATAGCTACATCTCTCATACTAGACTGAATACTATTTATTTCATTTTGTTCTGCTTCATTTATAGCTCTGTTATTGTTTTTAGCATTCATATAGATTTCTGATATTCTCTTCATTTTCTCATCTATAATAGTTTGTCGCTCATTATGTTTTTGGGTTATAGTGTTTAATATTTCTTGTTCTTTTTGAGATGTAAGAAAATTGCTCTCATTAAAAAATTGAGTTAAATTGGTATTCATCTCACTAAAGTTTTTACTATTTCCAGTTTTAATTGTTTCACCCATATTATTAAACTTACTTATCATATCATTTGCTATAGCATCTGTTACAACTGCATTCTTTACCCTCATTTCATATAAAGCTTTAGTGGTTTCATCATCCATCTTCATATAAGCCCCCACAGCTTTTTCAGTTGCATCACTTATTTTAACAGTTTCCGTTTGAACTGTTTGAACCATTCCTCCGTATGAATCTTCTACTCCTGCGCTAGCTATCCCAACTTTATCTGCAAATAAATCAACTGTTGGAATAACTTCCTTTGACATTTCCTTATGAATTAAGTAGCCTGTGCCTACTATCGCAGCTCCTGCTGCTACAAATGGAGCGGCTGCCAATGCCGCTGTACCTAAGCTCCCTGCTAATCCAGCCACCCCACTGGCACCTGCTGCTGTACCTGCTGCAGTTCCAACACCACTTAATGCCGTTGTTGCAGTTGCTCCTACAGCTTTGGTTAACCCTAACTTACCAAGAAAATTACCAACTAAAGGAGTACCGCTTCCAAATACAGTACCTATTCCACTTACTAGTGGTTTTAATTTGGTAAATGTAGTTATTGCGTTTCCTGTTACACTTAAAACTGGTCCCATTGTAGCAGCGAATAGAGCAGTCTTAACTATAGTTTCCTTCATTTCTGGGCTTAATCTTTTGAATCTTTCTGCAACACCCCTTATACCTGCTATAACGTCTCTAACAACCGGCATTAATATGTCTCCCATTTCAATACCTAAGTTTTTAATGTCATTTAATGCTTTTTTAAACTCATTTCCAGTGGTACCGCTTACCTTTTTAAATGCTTCCTCTGTAGCTCCTGTACTGTTGTTCATATCTTTAAGCATTTCATTAAAGTCTTTTCCAGCATTGTCTGCTAATATAAGAGCTGCCTTTCCCGCCTCCGCACTCCCGAACATATCTGCCATAGATAAACCACTCTTTTTTGCATAATCATCAAGCGTTACTAATACATCCCCAAGGCTCATACCACTATCCATAAGTTCTTTAAAACTTTTACCTGCTGCTTCTTTTAGACTATCACTTGCTTTTGTTCCACTTTTACTTAATTCGGTAAACATAGAACTCATATATGTTGTTGTTTCTGCAGCTTTAATACCATTAGCAGTCATTAGAGCGTATCCAGCCCCGACTTGGTTAAGTTTAACACCACTTACATCAGCAGTTTTTATAATTTTACCCATACTGGAAGATAATTCTCCAACAGTTACCTTACCTTTATTCTGAACTTGTATTAATAAGTCAGATACTTTTCCTACATCCTCAGCTTTTAGCTTATACCCATTCATTATAGTAGTAAGCAAATCTAGAGAATCACTAGCTTCAGCAAATCCTGCTTTAGCGAGCTTAGTAGAATTAGTGACAAAATTTATGGCATCCCCTGTCTTTTGTCCTGCTGATATTGCATCATATACGTTGTTAGCTATTTCGGCTGAAGCTATTCCAGTATCATCAGAAAGCTTTAAAATACCTTTTCTTAAATCTCCTATAGATACTTCGCTTTCTTCTGAAATTGTACTCACCTTAGCTATAGAATCTTCAAAGTCCATAGAAAACTTAGCTGCCGCAGTCCCAGCACCAATTATAGGAAGAGTAATAGTCTTGGTCAGATTTCCGCCAATTTCACTCATCTTCTCTCCGACTTTAGCTGCATTTGCCATTTCTTTTGAAACTTCTTTAGCTCTACCAACAGCTTCAACTTTTACCTTGTCCATATCATTTTTGAAAGTTTTAATATCAACCTTCATTTGTGTTAAAAGTGGTGCTAATTGAATTCCACCTGCCAAACTACCTCCTCCTTTCTTCAAATGTTCTTATTGCTTTTGTATCTGCTTTAGTTTGCTGTAATCTCCATAAGGTCTTAAGAAATTCTCTGCCTTCTTCTGATTGTTTTAAATTGTATATCCATGCCTCTTTTTTATAGAGCAAATACTCACTCATACCTAAATTTAAAACTTCATTGAAATTTAACCCTGAATAACTGCTAATGTTTTTAACTTCACTTGTACTAAGCGAAAATAAATGTTCCCATTCCTCCATAGGAAAGTACTTATCTAAAACAGCATTTCCGTATGGCTCATCTGGAATGGGAACTCTTAGTTTGGGTCATTTAAAGGTTCTTTTGTAAAACTCACTATAGAAATATAAATTTTATTTACTACTGATTGAGGTAATTTCTCTATTTCTTCAACTGTAAAACTTACTGAACTAGTATTTCTGTTTAACATTTCAACAACTAAATCAACTTGTTTAGAGTATATCTCTTTAGGATCTTCTGTCATTTCATACTCAGATACCTTTTTAAATAGTGATGGGGTTAACTCTTGTACCTTAACCATTTTTCCGTTTATCTTAAAGTCTATTGTCCTATTTATATATTTATCTAAATCTATTAACATTGCTTTCCCTCCAAAATAAAAGAGCCTTTATTTCTAAAGGCTCTTAAAATATTATTTTCTATGCTCCTAATGCTGCTACTTCTTCATCTGTCAATTCTTCTTCAAATTCTGCCAGGAATCCTTTAATATACTCTATAGCAGTTATTTCAGAATCTACAACTACTTCCTTTTCTCCAAATTCCATGGTAAAACCATTTCCACCCTGCCCTATCATGGTAAATCTGATTTTTTTGCCGTTGTCTTTAGTGTGAACAAATCTTACAAGTACATTTTTAAGACTTCCTCCACCACCAAATGTTAACTTTCTAACCTTTTTAACTTTATCAGTTGTGAATTTAGCAGTAGAAAGAAGTGATATTCTTTCCATTACCCAGGTCAATAGGCCTGTCTTAAAGGTTATATCCTCTTTAGTTATAAAAGATTTTACTGTCTTACCATAACTATTTTTAACGTCATATTTTTCCGGCTTGTAGTCTACACTTGCGCCACCAGAAGTATGTCCTACATTATGAGTTTCACTTTCTATTACTGTATTTTCTGGAATAGCCTCCCCAGTAAATTCATACATGTAAACTTCACCAGCGCCTAATAATATTTCATCATTAGCCATTTTTACACCTCCATTTTATTATAAAAATTAATGTATTCTCATACATCTGTAAATCATCCCTAAATAAAAGCCCTCCACCACCTACAGAACTCTTAAAATAAGTGTTTCCATAAGCAATAAAGGACTTATCTTCTTCCGTATCCATTATTTTATTTATTTCTGTTTCTATTTCTTTTACCTGGTCATAGTCGGACCATATAACCTTTAATTCTAATTGAGATTCTTTAATATGTCCCCCACTTATAGGAGTAAAATTATAAACTACAGAAGGCTTTTTAATATCAGTAGTGAATATAGGAAACAATCTATCTTTTAACTTAACTATACTGTCTTCTATATAATTTTTAATATCTATTTCCACTACTTATCACCCCCTAAAATTTTGTTTATTTTATCTTTATTAAATATCTTAGAATACTCTAAAAATGGTTTAGGTCTTTGCCCTACTGTAGTATGCCACCCTTTATACTTTCCACTTTTAGCCTCATACTTCCAAGGTGTTTTTCTCCCATCTCCATTAACTGCATAAACACCTGTACCCTGGTGTACATAAGGAGCAATTTCCATACTATTAGCTACAGTTCCAATTATCTCTGTTGGTGTCAAGCTAACATCATGAAACATAGCAGCTCTTAGAGGCCCTTGGTCAACTGGACAATTCTTCTTAGCTTCACCTTCTAAGAAAATACAGCCTTTTTCAGTATTTTTCAATACCTCCGTAATCTGTTTATAAGTAGCTTCCTCAAGGCTTTTCACAAAGTTTCTATTATCTTCACTAGACATTAGTATCAGCTACTTTTAAATAAAGTTGAGTTAATCTCCCTTTAGTCTTAGCAGATAGTATATTATATACTGTATCGCCTTTCCTAATCCTGTTTATACCTTCTTTGATGTCTTTATATCTAGTGAGCCCAGTATGGCTAGAATCGTTGAATTTAGCGCTCTGTGTGTTTATTCTATCATCTATATCATATATAGCAACGGCAATAGTAATTGCTTTATCCCAGGTTTCTTTAGTAGCTCCTGAAGGTGTTCTGATTTTAACCTTAGTTTCTAATATTATAGGATACATATCTCTATTAATGCTAGGCATTAAAACTTCACCTTCCTTATAGCCCCAAGCTCCTGCTTTATATCTTTAGGAAGACCATCTATAAAACTTTGAGATATTCCACTATAGCTTTCAGAGCTTAACCCCTCTGAGCCTAAAGTATTATATCTAATAACTACAATTCTTCTTATTAGGCTTTCAGCCCTTCCTGGTAGTTCTTTTATATTACAATAATTTAAAATAAACTCCTGTACATCTTCTACCATAAGATTTAACAAATCATCTTTTGAAGTGTCTGCTATAGACATTTGAAGAGCTATTTTAATCTTGTTTAACATCCTCAACACCTTCCAGAACTTTTATCAACTCATCTTTCTTCATATCAGAGTAGCCTTCTATTCCTTTATCCTTTGCTAACTCCTTAAGTTCTTTTACTGTTAACTCTTCTATTCTTTGCTCCTCTTTAGTGACTTCATATCCTTTATTTCTAAACCAATCTACTAGCCATTCATTTTCTGTTTCAGCTTCTCCATTAATAAAAGAAACACCGGCACTAAGGCCAGTGTATTCTTTATTTGGAGCTAGTATTTTATATTTAGCCATAAATATCTCTCCTAACTATTTAATTTTTATATTTCTTAATACTCCTGCTGATCTAGAGTTTTTCAGCGCAACTGCAGCAACCATTTCAACTTCACCTTTTTTCACTGCTCCTGGTGCGTTTAAATCTGGTAGATAGGTTTTTATAATTTTATCACCTTTAACAGTAACACCGTGGAAACCACCTAGGCTTATGTTTGTAGCAAATAAATCTGTAAGCCCATCAGTTTCGGTGCTTGCGATAGTTCTTTTTTGAATTTTAACAGTAGGTATTGTACCAGTAGTATCATCTACATAGTATCCTAAATCCACTAATGGTATAATCCCTCCATATGATTCAACTTTTCTACCAAAAGCATCCTCTGATTGAGTTAAATACCCAGCTCTTCTTGCACAAGCTCTTATCTTGGCCATGAGCTTAGCATTTCCCATTAACATATTAGGAACTCCATCTAATTCAGATAGAAACTCATCTAATATATCAATAAAATCTTTATAGTTTGTATCCACAGCTCCGGAGGTTGAAAGATCAATGATTTTATCTTTGTTAATCTCTGTACTTGATCCAGCTAAAGCTTTATCTAATCCATCAAAAGCCTTTGAATCCACGGCACTATCTCCATTAATAACAGTGTAGTGGAATAAATTAGATGCGGCCTTAATCTTTTCTTTAAGTTGGAAATCCACTTCATCTACTGCGCCTGAAGTATTTGCTACTATTCTGTCTAGTTCAAAAGCTCCTCCGAATATTTTAAGATCTACAGAATGTTTCTCTCTCTTTGCTTCCTGAGGAGTATATTCAGAGTTTATTGCTCTAAACCCTGCTTGTGCTGGAGTTTTTAACCTAGTATACCCATAAGTAAGGGTACTCCCTCCTGTTCCAGGGGAAACCGCATCATCGAATATTAATTTATCTAGTAATAGAGAGTTTCTCCTAAATTCATCTATAACCATCTGGTCTACTTTATCTGCCATTGATACTTTTGCTTCTGCTAATGTAATTGCCATTTATATCACCTTTCCTTTTTTTATTGATATTTTTGTGCTAATGCACTTCTTAAATCTGTAGCTTCTTGTGGGGTTGGATTATTTTTTCCATCCCTAGGTTCATTTCCAGAAACAGTTGTCTCAAATAAATATGTATCACTCTTCTTAAGTGCTTCTACCTGATCTGAAAGTCCTATTATGTTTTCACCATCAAGCTTTACATTCTCCATATTTAAAAGAGCCTTTACTGCTTTTATATTTTTAACATTTGCCCCTTTAAGGGCCCCATCTACTGCATAATTAAACTGCATATCAGATATTTTCTTTTCATAATCTGATACTTTGTCTTCATACTCTTTTACTTTAGTTTGAAGAGTATTATTATCAGTATTATTTTTCTTTAGATCCTCGATCGTAGCATTAGCTGTATTTATTTGTTCATCTAGAGCTGCTTTCTGCTCTTTAAGTTTGTTGTATCTCTCTTCTATCTTCTCTTCTGTAGTAGTAAAAATCTTATTTTCTTTCATCCCTCCTATAATCTTCTGTATTTGTTCATCTGTGTAACCTAATTTTTTTAATAATTCCTCCATGTTATCCCTCCTATATTTACGCTTTTATACGTGTTTTGCTTCACAAATATAGTTGCTTATTTATTCTTTTACGCCTGTAATAAAGCTAAAAAGGCAAAATAAAAAAGCCTTATTCCTAAGACTTAAATAACAATAGTTTGTATATCTACTCTCAAATATGGTAAAATTTTGTTGAAAGGGGGTATACATATGCCTAGATCAATTACCAAGACTGAACTTGCTGAACTTATCTCTGAAACCGCAGAAAAAGTTTGTAACGCCAATAGTAAACTCTTAGAAAATCAACCAGATACTACAATCCAAATTGCAGTTAATATTGCATCTTATGTTACAATGTTAATTCTTGATGAACTGGATGTACTTAGATTGGATTAAGAGTTATATTGAATTGCTTTTGTTGTCTCTTAATTCATCAATAACAACTTTAGCAATTTGCTTAGAATCAATAGTTAAGATTACATGCTGTTCCTGAACTGGCACTTCATGAACAGCTATTTTTTATACTTAAGCAATATTTATCTTTTTATTTTCCAATTCTATTCCTTCTTACTAATTTGACATATGCCATCTTTACATGCATTTTCTTTTTCATTGATTTTCGATACTGCTTCCCTCATTTCAGATAATAGCTTAGTATCTTCTTTGTTCCTTTTGTAAGTAGTGTAGTTTACATATATACCAGTCAATAAAAACACTATAATCAGTATAGATAATATAATATCCACCTTCACCCCTCCTTGATTTTAAACATAATAAAAGCACCTACTATTTTTTATTTAGTAAGTGCTAACTAATTTAATATATTCTCTAAAAGATTTAAAGCTTTTTCTGAATTACTTTGAATGTAACCACCATAATCTATATCAAGTACTAATTCAAATTCTTCTTTCAATATATTGCAGCTATATATGTCCTCTGATGGTCCTACTATTTTATTGCCTATACTAACAGAGGGGTTACTTTTTAATATATCTACTATTTCATTGAAAACTATCTCTTCATCAAGCCTTTTGTAATTAGTGAAAAACAGTTTATCTTTTTGATTTTGAGTTTTATATATTCTCACAAGTTACTCCTCCTTTATTCCAGCAATTTTATCATATTTCTTATTTGTTGTTTGGCTACTTCTTATTATATCCACATAAGCTTCCTCGTTGGATAGCCCATATTTTAACTTTTTGTGTTCTATCAATTCTTCAAATGATGGATTAGGATGTTTCGTATCTAGATTTTTTCTTTCTTCCTGGTCCTTCATGAGGTCACGTGCTTGTATTCTATAAGTATTTCTTAACTCATGAGCCTGTCTTGCTTGTTCTTGTATTGTTTTAGATGTATCAATCAAATTTGGTATATTTTCATCATGCCATTTATACCACTTTCTAGTTAATAAATTACTGCAATTTTCATGAAATGATGGTATACTATCAAAATCTTTTGTAACAAATACTTCGGAGAATTTATCTTTAACCTTTCCCCATTCCTCACTATTATTATACTTTAATCCCTGGAACTTATCAAAGGATTTAGGTAGTTCTTCTCCTAAGACTTCTTTATATTTTTTGTATTGTTTCATATCTGTTTCATAATTTTTCTTCATTTTATCTTTTATTTGTTCATCTGGAATACTTCTTCTTTGCCATTCTTTCTTAACATCTTCTTTAGCGATAGCATGACTATTATTTGCAACATCATCATCTATAATCGGAATATAAGTACATCTACAATTAGCGTGTAATGGTAATACTGGAGCATCTCTCAAACTATACTTATTACCATGCTTTACTCCACATACTGGGCAAGTCCTTTCATCAATGGCTGCCCATAACTGTATCTTTTCGCATCCAGCATCTTTATAAGCACTTTTAGCACTTTCATTTAAATAATGCATGGTTTCACTTCTTACTAATCTATGGCATATATTAAATTCCTTATTCATCCTATTATTTAGTTGGATTGCCATTTCAGTAACTGTTTTACCTTGTATAAGTCCATTGGTTACCACATCATTTAAATTAGTAACTAATACCTGTGTATTCTTCCATAGTCTAGTGGAGAAATTACTTCCTTCCCATTGCTTCCTTAAGAACTGCTCCATAAGTTTTTTAGGTGGTTCATTGAAATCTGTCTCACCTAATGCTACTCTTACATTTTTATAAACTTCTTTAAATCCTTGTGTAGCATTGTCTATATAAAACTTTTCAACATTTTCTCCAAGTTCACCTATTATACTTTCAATGTTCTTTTGCAACTTAGTAAGTCTGTCAAACTTATGCATATCACTTAAGGTTGGTGTTGAGGTTTTCATTTTCTCTGAAACTCTATATAGTTCATCGGAAATATTTAAACTTGCTTCCTGGTACATTTCTAATAAGGCTCTGTTCTTTTCTTCTAAGTTATTATAGGTGGTCCATGTGCCATTAGCTATTCTCTTTTCCCAGTACTCACTACTCTTCATTTACCCCACCATCTTCCGTAGGTATCTTATCTTTGAAAGGTAGATTAACTTTCTCTTCTTCCTCTAGCCTTAAGAGTTCTTCCGTTACATCTTCAACAAATGGGTGATTCTCTAACAATGTCTTCTTTGATACAATTCCTTGAGATTCATTAACATTCTTGATTGTGTCAGATGTATTTATTAGCATATTTCTAACAAAAGTTACTTTAGCTGTTTTATAATCATATGTGACCTTATTAACTATCTTTAAATATTCAGCTATGAACCAAAACAATTCATCAAAAGCATTTTTAAATTTTCTCTCCATCTGATCTGATTTTAAATCTAATGCTGCATACAAAAACTTGAGAGCAACTCCTGAAGGAGAGTTCCCAAATCTATCTGTATCCTTATCAACACCTTTACCAAATGTATATATATCTTTCTTTAATCTGTCTAAATGCTTTTCCACCGCATCCACATTCACATCCGGCGATAACTTATCTACTCCACCATCATCATCAACCTTAACAACTTTATATAGCTTTAAATCATTAAGAAATTCAGCTAAATCAGTACCACCATAGTTCTTAAGTACAAAAATAAACCTCGCAATATCATCCAATGTATTAGATGTATCGGAGGTATTTTTATCATAATCATCTACAAGATCTTTGAAGTATGTTAAGTCATTCTTTTCTCTGCTATTATTTCTAAAAGGTATAAATGGTACCTTACCCCAACTTTGATATGCACCATTAACTAAGAAGTGTCCTATAGGATCTCCTTCTCCTGGTGCTTCTATATCAGGAATAAGACTTCCCTTATAATTTGTATAGTAAGATACTGTATCCTTTGTCCAATATTCCACCTTCTTAACATCTGTTTTTTTGATACCTTCATAGGTTTCCACATAGTAAAATCTTATAAGCGCTTCAAGCTCTTCTTTAGTGCTATCCTTGTATATAGGAATTATTTGTTCACTTTCATGTTTCCTAAACTTTATTTCTCCCTTTGAGTTTATATATGGTTGTAGCCATGCTATCCCCTTGTTACTTGCCTCTACGCCTATTTCTTGAAGCTTATCATCAAATTTATAATCTAATATCTCTATAAGCTTTTTTTGAAATTCTTCATCATCTGCAGTAATTTTGGGACTTGTACCTAATAAATAGCTTACCTTTTCATCAACTAAAAGATTAGAATATCCATGAGATAGTTTATTATTTGGTCTTTCTGTATCTTCTACCTTTTGACCATCAATATATTTATACATTTTCCTTTGTTTAATATCATTTTCATTATCATAATACTTCTCACCAATGAGCATATCTCTTCTTTTCTGACTGTTTTCAAAATCTTTAATATAGTTATCTATGATCTGCTCCTGTGCCATTGATGGGGCACTAGGTACTATCTTCCCTAACAGTGAATTTATTATTCCAGGCACATTAATCCCTCCTTACTTTAATACTGACATGCCGCTAGACTTGTTTATATTCTCCGCTACCCCTGTCGTAGCATCTGGGCCATCATCATGAGCATTCTTACCTTCTCTTTGATATTTCACCATAGCATTATAATATTCAGGCCACTTATCTCTCCAGTTCACTGGATAATAGATATGATCCATAACCCAGGTAGCATTGGAAAGTATTCTAGCTATCTTGTTTTTACTTTGATGGAACCATTTAATTTTAGTTTTATTACTACCAAACTTTTCTTTTAATATCCTCTCTACACTTCTAGCAAATCCCCGTCCACCATTATTACTTTCTATATCAGCTATATTAACTTCATTTTCATAAAGACGTTTTGCTGTCTCTTCTTCCGTAATCTCCATTGGATCCTTTGTGTAATAAACATCTAGTATATAAGCTTCATTGTTATATATTCCATAGATTATTACGCATAGGTAATCTGCGCCTTCATCTGCAGTATCTATATAAGCTTTAATTTTAGTAAATAGTGGATTACCCCTGCTATCTCTAGGTATGTCCGTGTAAGTCTTAAAGCTACTGTATAACTTTCCTTTAACGTCTATAGGCTCCTGTTGGTAGTTAGCACTGGCAATATCAGAACCCATGGCCTTTACTTTGTTCATATAGCTTCTATAGCTTAATACCTCAGGGCAAAGCATTTCTTTTTTCTCTTTGTCAACTAAAGCCTTCATGGATATATGTCTAACTTTTATTCCTTGTTCTTTATAATACTCTAGAGCTCTACCAGCCAAATCTCCAGTTGCCCACCTGGTCATTATAATAATTATCTTTCCACCTTCTTCTAAACGTGAAAGCATTGTATTAGTAAACCAATCCCAGTGCTTTTGTAGAACATTCTCGTTATAAGCTTCTTCCGCATTCTTTATTAAGTCATCTATAATCATAAGGCTACAACCAAAGCCTGTTGCTGTTCCTGTGGGAGAAGTAGCCAAGTAGTTATTATATCCACCTTCTAAGGACCATAGGTTCATGGCTCCATCACCACGTTTAATTGCTACACCAGGGAATACATCACTAAATACTGGCTTATACTTATCTGCTTTTTCTTCTTGAATGCTATTCCTAACATTCTTAGAAAACATAGTAGATAAGGTTTCATTGTAGGATCCTGTCATAACCTTTTGTGTTTGGTCTCTTCCTAAAACCCACTCTACAAGTAATCCAGCTGTTCTACTCTTTCCATGCCTAGGCGGTTCATTAACTATCATTACCTGTTCATCTGAAGAAAGAAACTCCTGGAACTCATTACAAAGCTCAACTAGATATTTTCTATCAGGCTTATAGAAGTCCGGTGCTTTTAGATTGCAATAAAAAAAGAACTCACGTCTTGCAAGTTCTATCTTTGCATCTAATGCTATTTGCTTTTTATCCATCATCATCACTCAATTGGGCCAGTCTTAATAACTGCTCAGTAGTTAAACCTTCATATGGATTATTAACTTTCATATTTCCTGTAACTTCTACTTTATCTTTAAACATGCCTAAGTGTTTACCTAATTGAATAAGAGCATTATCTCTACAATACAATTTAAACTTAAATTGCCCATCCTTGCCTATGCTTATCTCTGATATGTTTTTTGTATCAATTTCATCACTATCTTTCATATTAACTATAGTTCTATAATCTTGCACTGGTAAGCCATTAACATCATATCCTACAAACACTTTCTCAGTTTTGAATGAAAGATAATTTTTAATATCATCATTAGCTATACTTGCAATCTCTCTAATCACATCATCTTGTTTTATTTCTGTCCTTTTTTCCCTATCCTTCATCCGCTTATCAATATAATCTTTAACCTTAACATTTCTTAACATTCTACTAGCTGCAGCGTTAATAGTTTCTTCCTTCTTGCAACTAGGATAAGCAACTTTATAAGCTCTAGTGGCATTAAGGTCCACTAGGTATTCATCAACAAATATCTTCTGTTTTGGTGTTAACTTGGCCATAATGCCACCTCCTTACTATATCTTGTTTATGATTTTTTTAATCTAATAAATTATACCTTTTAAACTCTCTAATATGCTCTCTGCAACTTTAACATCTATACTATTGCCAGCCATTTTGTACATTTGAGTATCTGTCATATTTTTATTGTTATAAAATCGTTTCTCAAAAGCTTTTCTTACTTTCCAGTAATCTTCATCATTCCAACCTTGTAGCCGCCAAGTTTCTAGAGGTGTAAATCGCCTTACCCTACATTGCACTATTTTAGGCACACTATCAGATCCAGTAACTAAAGTTGGACTTGCACCTAATTCACTAAAAACTCTTTTATTCATATCTCTCAATGTTGGACTTTCTATTTCCCCAACTCTGATTAAACCATGTTTGCTAGGACTTGAAAAATCACATATTCTTCTTTGTACATTATCTAAGAATTTTTTAATATACTGATTATCTTTGCAATAATATTTTTCATCTACAACTTTTTCAGTAATACTGTTTAAAGGTATTAAACCCGGTATTGGATCTTTAAACTTAAAAGTTTTGTTATCTATATCTTTTCTGATGCTTACAACAAAAACTCTTTCCCTAGAATGTGCTGATCCATAGTTAATTCCATTTAAAACTTTCCAATATGAGTTATAACCTAACTTGTCTAGCTCATCTATTAATCTATTAAAATCACCTATAAACATTTTGCTTACTAGGTTTTTCACATTTTCAGCTATAGCCACTTTAGGCTTACCTTCTTCAATGATTCGTAATGCTTCAAAGAGTAAACCACTTCTAGTTTCTCCCTTAATAATTCCCTTTCTTTCTCCTGCTAAACTAATATCTTGGCATGGAAAACCATATGTTACTAAATCTATATTCTTAAAATTAGATCCATTTACTTTACATACATCCCATAAATTTTTACTTTCTTCTACATCATGTAAAATTGAATATGCATAACTCGCATACTTATCTATCTCACAATAGTTTACAATTTCATATCTAATTTTTTTATTACTTGCTGCTCTTTCAAAAGCTCCTTTTCCACTAAATAGACTTAATGTTTTTACCATTGTTACACTCCTTATATTTGATTTTTTGGGTTAACTTTACACACCTAACTCGTAACCAAATATAAAAAGAGAACCTAAATACTAGGTTCTCCTGAATCAAAAACCAATATAGGTTAGCTATTTACCTAAAATAACACCTACAAAAGCTTTAGTATATAATTTTTCACAATGCCATTATACTATAGTATAAAATGCATCTCAATCCCATATAAAAGGACAACTTTTGAAACATAAATTTCATATACTTTGACTATATTACTGGGTTTGTATGCATTTTGAAAAGGACATTTTAAAGCTTTATTCCATCAATTCCAAAAAATAAAATACTTAAATCCTCCACTGCTTCTCTTACATCCCTTCCTACCGTCTTTACACTCAAATCAAAGTGCTCTGCCACTTGCTCATAGGTAGGTGTTATATCATCCTTAGATGGATCTATATACATATACTTTATTATCTTGTATCTTCTCTCTTTAACTCTGCCTTCACTCTCACATATAGATTCATAGTACTTAATAGCTTTATTAATATGTCCAACTATAACTAAAGTTCTTATCTTTGTCCTACTCAAAGCCTGGACATACTGTTCCTCGTCATTCACTGCTTCGATATCATCTAACACATCTATTGCATTCTCATCATAGATTTTATCTATTATATTATTAGCTATTTTATTATGTGCTTTTAAGCCTCTATAATGCTTTAATAATAGCCTAGTGTTCCTTAATCTTCTATCGTATCTCTTTTTAGTCTTATAATACTCTTGCTCCTTTATATAATTTATACCTTCTCTAATACCAATTTTAATAGCTTCTTCATAACTTATTGTTTTAGTTTCTTCTAAAGTTTTTTTCTCTATCATATGTTATTCACCTCGTTTGGCTCCTATTAGTAATGCCGTAAATAAGCACCCGAGGGTACCTCCCAGGAATAGACCTATTATAAACTTAAGCATCTTATCGCCTCCTGTTACTAGCTCTTTGAACACTTTTAATGTGGTAATCGAAAGCTTCATTCTCACGTTTTTTCTTATTAAACTCTATCTTTTTGATTCTCTGTTTTACGTATTTCATAAAATTTTCTTTGTTATCCATCTATACCACCTTTTAACCTAGCTTTCACAGCTTCTAAAAGCATATTTTGATTTACTTCTTTATTGGCCAAGGCATTCATAACATCTTCATCCACGGTACCTTTAGCAACTAGGTGATGTATTATAACATTCTCCTTTTGCCCTTGTCTGTGAAGTCTTGCATTAGCCTGTTGATATAATTCTAAACTCCATGTAAGCCCAAACCAAACTATGATGTTTCCGCCGTACTGAAGATTTAAACCGTGTCCTGCTGAAGCTGGATGCAATAACGCAACTTCTATTTCTCCATTATTCCAGGCTTTAATATCTTCTGAATTATCCAACGTTTGATATTTAACTTTAAGCTTATCTAACAGCTTGGATATTCTATCAAAATCATGTTTAAAGTTATAAAACACTAACACTGGTTTACCATTGGAAATATCAACTATTTCTTCAAGTTTATTTATCTTTTCATCATGTATATTTATTACTTGCTTAGATTCTGTATATATTGCACCATTGGCCATCTGTAATAATTTATTAGTCAATACTGCTGCATTAGCTGCTGTTATATCTTCACCATTTAATTCTAAAATTAGATCCTTCTCAAGCCTTTTGTACTCTGCCTTTGCGCTATCTGATAAAGGTACCTCTATTCTATTATCTATTCTTTCAGGAACATCTAAATAATCTTTAGCCATCATGGAGATGCATATATCCCCAATCTTTTCATGTATGGCTTTTTCTGCCCCATCTTTTAATTCCCAGTTATAAACTACATAGCCATTCCTTCTTCCGGGACTAAAATATCTTTCCCTGTATCCAGTAATAGTTTTACCTAACCTTTGCCCGCCATCTAACAAATAAATCTGCGGCCATAAATCTATTAAGCTATTAGGTGCTGGTGTTCCAGTAAGCCCTACTATTCTTTTAAAGTATGGTCTTACTTTCTTTAGTGCTCTAAACCTAATTGCCTTAGAAGATTTAAAGCTTGATAATTCATCTATGACACACATGTCAAAGGGCCAGGCACCAAAGTATTGCTTAACTAGCCATTCTACATTTTCTCTATTAGTAACATAAATATCAGCTTCTGTACTCATAGCCCTTTCTCTTTGCTTTGGTGTTCCTAAAACTTTGGATATTCTTAAATGTTTTAAATGGTCCCACTTCTCTACTTCTGTAGACCATGTATCTTCTGCCACTCTTAAAGGTGCTATAACTAAAACTTTTTTTATTTCTCCAAGCCAAATAAAATTATCTATAGCTGTTAATGTACTAACTGTTTTACTAATATTCAACCCATCCCCATATCAAGGAACAGACCTGCTGCTGAATTGTCTATAACATGATTTATCGCATACTCTTGATAACTCCAGGGGATAAATTTCATACAACCACCTCCTCCATAAACTCTAATACTTTTTCTATGCTATCTATTATTTCAACTCTAAATCCTAAAGCTCTCAATTCTTTTATTCTTTTATTCTGTATAGGTCTTGGCTTTTCTCCTGGTGCTTTAAGTTCAACAAATATTAACTTTCCATGAGGTAAAAGAACAATCCTATCAGGCACTCCTGACATCCCAGGGCTAACAAACTTTAAAGCTTTACCACCAATCAGCTCAATTTCTTTTTTAAGTCTTTTCTCAATTGTACTTTCTTGCAAAATATCACCTTCTTTTTTAAGTGGAAACAACGGAAACAAAAATCCTATTAAAAAATAAAATCCTTATATTAGGCGTATATAGGTGTATATGTATATACGTGTATATGCCTAATTATATAAATAATACTTTATATATAAATTGTGTTTCCATTGTTTCCGACACTGTCTAAACCATTGGCATTACTAGGTTTTAACCGGAAACACAACCGGAAACAGAGCGACTTTTTATGTTTCCATTGTTTCCGGTTGAAAATTGCTAGTGGAAACAACGGAAACAATATCGGAAACAGATTTTTAAACTTTGTTTCCGCTCTTCCTGTAAATTTTCTATATTAATTTGCGTGTGTAGGCCCTCTGTTTTCCGTAAATTTTTCCAAAACTTAAAGGCGAGTTATTTTTCTCCCAACCCTTTAAGCCTTTAAGAATATCATTAATTTCTCTACTTTGAAGTGGATTGAGTTGCTTAGGATCCCCATTAAAAAGCTCTACCCATATTTCCATAACGCAAGTTTTATCTCTTTTTAGGGTACCTTCCATGGTGTCTCCAAACTCTGTTCCCTGAATGTAATTTTTTCTTTCAGATAATCCTAGCTCATACCAATTTACAGGTAATAATTTATTGAGATACTCTTCTATTAATCCTGCCTTGGCACTTTCTTCTGAGTGGTCTTCCTGTTGCTTTTGAGCTTCTTTTTCTTCTTCTGAATTTAGATATAATGGTTCTCCAGCTTTATAGAGGTCTACTGCTTCTGCCCATATTTGTCCTATTTCATATTCTGTTAGGTCCTTAAATACGCTTTTAGTATGTGGGATTACACCTACATCTATTGGCCAGAATCTTCTATTACCTGTTTTATCCCTAAGGAACTCCCTATCATTAGTAGTACCTATGAATATGCACTGCCTAGGGAATCTGCTTGTCCTTCGGCCATAAGCTACTCTGTATATATCTTCCGTTTTACTTAGGAAGTGCTTAGTGGCTTCAATATCGGCCTTTTTTGTGGCCATCATTTCTCCCATCTCTAGTATCCACACACCCTGCAGCTGTTCATAAGCTTCCTTTCCGGATACAGTGGTTAAACTATCTGAGTACCACTCCCTACCAAGCTTTTTAATAATGGTACTTTTACCTATTCCCTGAGGCCCACTTAGCACTGGCATGTTATCAAACTTGCACCCAGGGTTAAGTACTCTTGCTACTGCAGCTACTATTATTTTTCTTGTTACTATTCTTATATATCTGCTATCTTCTGCCCCTAGGTAATCTATAAATAAAGTGTCTATTCTCTCAGTACCATCCCATAGAAGGTTATCTAGATAATCCTTTATAGGATGAAAAGAGTTGTTTTCAAAGGCTAGTGCTAATGCATCAGCACACTTTGCAGTGGAGCTAATTCCATAATACTTTTCAATAAACTCCCTAAGTCCACTATCATCAGTATCATTCCAATCCGACTTATTATCTTTAGCTCTCCATGGAAGCTGTCCAATAACTACAGCTCTATTAGAAAACTCATTGTAAGCTATCTTACCTTTAAGCATTGGGTCATTTTCTATTATTAGAAGAAAGTTGCTTATTGTACTTTTAACCTTCCCCTGCTCTGTATACATAAGCTTTTTTACCCATTCAGTGTCTAGTTCTTCCTCAACTATTCCAAAATCCTCCTGGGCTCTTTCCATACGTTCTTTACCTAGTGTTAGCATTACCTTTTCGTCTGAGCTTGCAAACTCTGACATCTTAGTAAAAGAAGGTAGCCTATTAACTGGAGTGTCTAACTTAGCTTTTTCATCCAGGTGCCCAAATCTGTGTATTCTTACTAGGTCGAATGCATTACACAATATTCCGCTAGTTGGATCCGTACCATGATGGCTATAGCTGAATTTATCTTCATAGGTTACTACACCACCTGCAGTACTTCCCAATGCATAAGTGTATCTAGTATTATCAGCTCCTGGCACATAAATATCACTTAAGAACTCTGCTATTGCTTCTGAAATACTATAGGTCCTGCAGAAGGCACCTATAATACCTTTCTTCTCCAGTGGATCTTCTTGCTTCTTAAGCTGACTATCTAAATGCGCCCTTGCTCTGCTACTCTCTGGCCAATAAGATACATCTTTCCAATCTAAGTATCTGTTTAAAATATCATCAGGGTTTAACCAGGTACCATCTTGTACTTTGAATATATAATCACCATCTGCACTAGTTGATGGCCAATACATAAGCCTATGAGGTTGATATGTGGTATCGTCGAACTGGTCTATCCCTAAATCATCTGCAAGCATTCTCGATATTGCCTGATATTCATCCGGAAGCACCGGCCTACTTAAAGGAATCACTAATCTTAACCTTTGGTTATCGGGTGCATGTGTGTGAGTTGAATACATTGCTATAGAAAAGCCCCACAACAGCTCTATACTGGACCATATATCTCCTGTAACATAATCTAAGTCCAAGGTTATTAAAGTCCTATTAGCTATGTTCTCTGATTTTCTACGGCCATTCTTTATGCTTCCGCCTACAAAACCACCAACGTCCTTTATTCTATCTCTCTCAGGCTTAGGGAGTTTCATATACTCTGCATAAGTTTCAGGTGTCCTTGTTGTATTTTTAAGCTTTTCTACTAAATCTGACCATAGAATATTTCTATTTTTCCAGTGAGTTTCATTTCTACTTTTACCTGTAGCAAGTGCCACGGATCCATCATATTTAATTTTATATATTGAAGCATTATTTATTTCCGTTTTCAATTTATCACCCCCATTTTAAAAAACTTAATATTCGGAAGTATTGTTGCATTACGACAACTTAGTGTAATATTATTGTAATTTCTCCATATATAGACTAGAATTATTTATATACTATTTAAGAAAGGAGGTACATTATGGACTTAAATACGGCCCTTAGTTCTGCATCGTCGTTAGCCTCACTTATATTGTTTGGGTTGGAAATATATAAAATAACAACAAATAAAAAGAAACCTAAAGGTATTGATAATACTAGCTCTATCAGTTTTAATAATGATTCTCATGATAAAAATATAAATATTTATAAAGATATAAAAATCTATAAAAACAATGATTCTACCAGTACAATAAGCAATAGTAGTTCAAATGACTTTGGTATTTTTATTGTCTTTTTTATTGTCATAGGATTTATACTTAGTAAATTTTACTTAGATAATCGTTCATCAATTGTCTTTTGGATTATTATCTTAGGTATATTAAGTTTTGCTGCTACTGTAACTTGTATACTAATACTAGCTAAAAATAAACTAATTACTAATTGGACACTATATATACAAACTATTAAATGGTTTCCCTTATTTATAGGAATAATTTTTATCTATAACCCACTGTATAATTCAAGCAGTCTTGATATTGTAGCAGAATTAATAAGAAAAGGAACCGGGTATGGTAATATACTCTTTAAGTATCCTTATGAATTTCTATTCTTTCTTTTTCAAGTTCTAGGACTAGCTGCTATGGCCATAGTTTTTATAGGATATCTAACTTCTACTATTAAGACTATGATTAAATCTTTAAAAACTAATGTGCCAGCAAAGAATACTTCTAAAAAGGATGTAATAACTTATATTACAATATTATTTTTTATATTTGTTTTTGTAAGTGGACTGTACGTTAAGTTTTTTAACATGATTTCAAAAACTATTTAAGTAACATAAAAACTATATTTATATATAATAGGGTACTTATTATACATAGTATTTTCTAGCCGAGTCTCATCTGATAAAAGAGTTGACTCGGCTATATTAATCTTTCATATAATAATTACACTCATAACCATCTGCCTTCAGTGGAAGACTTGGAGCCCACTCTATAGGTTGCCCCATAATCTCTCCTACTTCTTCCAAAGAGCCTACTCCTATAGGTACATCTAAAACAACTTCATCATGTACATGCATAACTATGTTATATCTTGCTTCGTCAAGTCTTATCATTGATTCTGCTAGGCAGTCTCTTGCTGTAGCCTGAACAATATTCTCTACAAGTTTAGGCCCATAAGTATCTTGTCTTGTCCATTGCTTTGAAGTCTGTTCCATACCTTCATATGTTATTTTGTCACCGCTAAATGTCTCATGTGGTTCTATCTTAGGCCTTATATAACTTAGCTTTCTTCCTGAAGGTAGCTGTATAAATAAAACCCCTGGATCATATATAAACTTAAGTCCATATTGCAAGTTAACGGTGGTTCTTTCTCTAATAGCTTTTTTGGCGGCCTTATCTACATCCCACCAAAATTTTGTTATATGAGGACTTGCAGCTCTCCAATCCCTTACAAGCGGTTGTATTTCTTCCTCAGGAATGCTTCCTGCCTTATCCATGGATTTTATGGCTCCAACACTTCCACCATAACCAAGGGCTAGCTCTGCTATCTTTCCTTTTTGTCTTAGGTGCCCATTAATACCATGCTTTTCTACCGGAACTTTAAACATTTGTGATGCAGAAGCACAATATATATCTCCATTATTCTTAAAAACATCTAATCTCCATTGTTCTCCTGCAAACCAAGCTATCACCCTAGCTTCTATAGCTGAGAAGTCACTTACTATAAATCTATTGCCTTCTGATGGTATAAAAGCTGTTCTTATAAGCTGTGATAATGTATCTGGAATACTTTCAAATAAAAACTCTACTTCATCAAAATTGCCATTCCTTATTAATGTCCTAGCCTCATCTAAGTCCGGTAAATGATTCTGAGGTAAATTCTGTACCTGAACTAATCTTCCTGCCCATCTACCAGTCCTGTTAGCTCCATAAAACTGAAGTAATCCTCTTACCCTTCCATCTTCACACCTAGCAGCATTCATAGCCTCATACTTCTTAATGGAGGTCTTGGCCATAAGTTGCCTTAACTCTAAAACTCGTATAACTCTATCATCTTTAGCGGCTTCAATTAATCCTGGTATACTATCCTTAGTTAAAGAAGTTACTTCGTATCCTACACGTTCACTAAGCCATTTTTTAAGCTGTGCTGGACTGTTAGGATTATCTAGTCCTGTTATCTCTCTAGCTTCATTTTCTAACCTTTTAGAGTATACTGTGTCACACTCTATAGCTTTTAAAGCTAGATCTATATCTAAGTTAATACCTAAATCATTTATCTTTTGGTCTAATTGCCAAAGCCTTTGTTCCTTATCTAATGTTTCATATCTACTTAATTTATTTCTAATTTCTCTTTCAACTTCAACGTCTCTTTTACAATACTCTTTGAATAGCTCCCACTTCTCCGGATCATGTTCAGGAAGGTTTCTAGTTCTCTTACCATTAGTTTTAGTAGGTTTGCAAGGTTTACAGAAATATTGAATTAATGCTTTACCTTCTTTCATCTTCTGCTTATCTTCTTCAAAATTAAGTGCCTTACCTACCATATCAAGAGAGCCAGGCAATCCTATAGTTAAAGCTTTTACCATGGTACATTCCCATTGCTCCGGTGGGCATAAGGCTGGGTATTGATTCTTTATTGAATTTCTTTCAAAATTAGCATTAAATGCAGTTTTTAAAACATTAGGATCAGTTAATGCATAAAATATATTGCTGGGTAGTTTTTCACCATTTGCTAAATCTACTATCTGTACCGGATCATCATCAAAAGCATAAGCAAATAGCATAATTTCAAAAGAAGGATGTTCACAGTACTTATAAGCACCTACTTTACTTATGTCTAAATCACAATAGGTTTCAACGTCTATACTTAAAGTATCAATAAATACCACCTACTTTCTTAAAATTATATTTTCTTTTTATTGAGTACTATTTAATATATTTTTCAAAATGATGCCTTTGCCTGTCGTTTAAATATTTTTTATTGTTTAGATACCATTTAATCTGATGTTTATTAGGAGGAAAAATATTATCACTTTCAACATAAGATGATTCATTACTATTTTCATTTCCTCTTGAAAATACAAAAGCCCCCGCACACTCTTGATTACCATTATCTATCCAGTTTATAGTTGAAAAATGCCCACCATACTGGCATTCAACAAAAATTCCATCCTTTGTCAAAATTCCTATTATACCTTCTCCCTCTATGAAATTTTTAGGTCTTGAAAATCTGCTGTAGTTATAAACATCGAAATCTACATCATCTACCAAATAAAAATCATTAATACCAACTAGCTTCTTTTCACCAAATATTATTGTTTCTGATAACTCTTCTTTTTCTTCCTCTGATAAATCCGCTAAGCATAAGCTCTTACAAAGTTTTTGCTTACATTCCTCATATGTTTTATTTTCAGCATAGTATAAATTTCTAATAAAATCCGTAAACCATTGTCCATCAACTTTAAAATAAACGCTTTCGGACATTCTCATTCCCTCCATATACTTATTTCGCAATAATTCAAATTACAAATCTATTGTTTAATTAAGGGTGAATATTTCGTTCACCCTTATATGTCTTAACCTAGGAAGTCATCTTCTGCAGATCCTACACTATCAAAATCATCTTCAGCTCTAGTAAATCCTCCTAGTGGCTCTCCATCTTCTAACTTTTGTACATTACCTAATCCTGCTGCTATGCCTTTGTTTCCTGAAGCACTGTAAGCATAGAAGTTAAGAGTTAATCTAGCATAGCATCCTGAATAAACTTCTGTAGCATCTAGTACAGGCTGTACATTCTGATCTACTATCCCAGGCTTATTCTTACTGTTGGCATTAAGGAAGTAACAATTTGCATATGCCTCGTCGTCTGGTCTTTCTTCATCCCCATCTCTTAAAGGTGTTTTTAAATTAGGAGGTACTTTACCACCAAACTTTGCCTTGCCTTGTTCCTTAGCTTCTGCAACTGCTTCTTTGATAGCTTGGAGTGTTACTGTATCTGTCTTAGGTATAATTACACTAACTGAGTATTTAGCTTCATTTCCTTCTATCGCATGAGGCTCAAATAAGTATGCATAGCTTAATCTAACCTTTCCTGTAGTTACCTTTGTTCCTGTTCTTTTCGCTTTTATCATAATTAATTTTTCCTCGCTTTCACTATCTATATTATTTAAATTAATAAATCTCTCTGCTAATTGTATTTCTGCTTTATTTAGCCACTGTATCCATTGGCCACAGTCTCCGCAGTATAGGCCTGTATGTGGTCCATGTGCCTTTATAAATAAATCTACACTTCCACACTTTGCACAATAATAATTTTTCAAATTATCACATCCTATTTAAAATCTGCTTCTGGAGAATTATAAACTTCTCTTTTATCACTCTCAGGTGCTAATGTTGGTTTACCTGATGGCTTAATAATGTAGTCCCCTAAGAGCCTAGTAACTTCTTTCTTACCTATTGCTGATTCTATCTTGGTTATTCCATCTAGTTTTTTAGTGTAGATAATGCTTTCTAGGAAACCTTGGCCAAGAAGTATCTCTCCTACTTTATCTTCATCAGCCCATTTTCTATTGCTTCTACCTTCAACAACTTTCCAGCCTGGATACTCTTCACCTTGCAGAGCTTGTTCCAAAGCATACTCCTGAACATCTTTAGCCCACTTAGCTAATTCGTCAGCTTTACCTAAGATATCAGATATTTCAGCATTATCTAAAACATTAGGGTCTGAGAATTCATATTTAACTAGTTCCAGGTTCTTCTCTGCTCTAGCCTTACATACTGCTTTGGCTCTACAGAAACCACAGTGGTCACCGGCACAGAATTCCCCTTCACCTTTAAATGCTAATTCTGCAGTAGGCCTTAAGACTTCTTCTGCCCATCCTATTAACTCTGCCACTGACATTTCATCAGTAGATATAGAATCTAATCTTGGCTGTATAATCGTCATTTTTACTTTTTCTATGTCATACAGAAATGAGAACTCTGCTATAGCTCCTAAGGCATATAATCTCATTTGTTTATTACCTATGGCACTTACAGGAACACCCTTTCCATACTTAAGGTCACATATCTCCATAGTGCCATCTGCAATTATTACAAAGTCACCGGTACCGAACCCTTCCGGAACCCATTCACTGAAGTCTAATCTTTGTTCTATCTTGAATAATGCATCAGGTGTCTTTGCTTTAGCTTCTGCCACTTTCTCCATACAAGTATCTACATAAATGTCTACATAGTCTGGCATGTCTGCAGTATAAAGCTCATTAGCTTGTATCTTTTTAACTTCTGAATTATATTTTCTTGTAGATATAAGTTCTAAATTAATCTTTAGCCCTAATTCTCCTAGCTCATGTGCCAGTGTTCCTTCTCTAGCGAACTCACTGGATGTGTTTTCAAATTGTTCCTCTAATCTTGCACTAGGAGGACAAGCAAGCCATCTACTTGCCCCACTAGCACTTAGTATTGCATGCTTGGCCATTATAATAATTCCTCCGCATCTTTTAGTGCTGCAGCATAGTGTTCTTCTTTTAAGTCAGGAAGTTTGCTAGCACCATATTTTGAGGTAATATCCTTAGCCTCTTTTTGCTTACCTGCTTTAATTAGCTTTGTAAATACTGCTCTTACCATTTCCATGGTTACCTTCGGCTCTTCTTTCTCTGCGGAAGGTGCTTGCTCATTAGGCTCTTCCTGCTTTGGTTCTTCCTTAGGTAGTTCTTCAGATGTTTTTGGGGCTTTAGTTGCTTCCTTCTTACTTTCTTTCTTGGTCTCCTTCGGGGTTTCTACTGGTGTTGGTTCTCCTTGCTTTGGTTCAACTATCTGAGCCCCATTAGTTCCAAAAGTTTTTATGAAGCTTAGTAGCTCCTCGGTACTGTTAAATTCTGCTGTAATTTTCATACTTATATTTCCTCCCACTCTAATTTATCTAGTAATAAACTGTCATACTCTTTTAACAAGTCAGCCATAATAGGATCTGCTTTGGCCATAATCTCAAATATCTGTCTTTCTTCAACTTTTGCCTTCCTAGCTAGTAGCTTGCTTTTAATATCTTGCAACTTTCTTAGTTTAGCTTTTTTATTCTCTAGCTCAGAAATATCAACTCTTTGTATTATCCATGCGCTGGCTTTCTTTGCTGCAGGTTCATTTGACTCTATATAATTCATAAATATAGCTGTTTTCACCCCATATCTTGTTTCAACAACAACTATGTCTTCCCAGTCTAAATCTTCAATGTCAGTGAAGTAACTATATCTTTTATCTTCAACTTCTGTGCTGAAGTCTTTTAAAAAACAGACTTGTGCTATTTGCATTTATATATCCCCCTTTATATTCCTAGAAACATCTTGGCTTCATAGCCTTCTACATCTACCTTCTGCACAATCCACTTTTCAGCATTTTTAACATGTTGCTTATTCTCTGTGTACCTAGAGAATATCCCTACACTAAATGAATTGTTTGTAGGTACTACCACTGGATCTCCTTCTTTCAAATTCTCAATATCGGTGAAATAGGAGTATTCCATGTATTCTGAATAGCCTGTAAACTTTATTAATGCTACCTTCAAACTATCCCTCCTTAAAAATAGCCTTCATTGTTTTCTAGTCTTTTTACAATACCTTGTAACTCTTTAGTGAGTGACCTTCTGTCTAACCTTTGTGCTTCATTAACTTTGGTTATAAGCTTTTCAATAACATCTATTTCATCTCTTATTCCACCTCTAAGAGCATAAAGGTGACCATCATCACATTTAGAACCTTCTTTGAGATATTTAATTTCTTCTTCAAGTTCCAAAGCTTTCTCTTCTGCAAAATACTGAATGGCATTCCAAACATCTTCACCCATTGTAGTTATCACTGCATCTTCTAAATCTTTAAGCTCTACTAAACTAACTGTTTCTTCTTTTAATCTCTTAACCCTGGACACTATCATTGCTTTTCCCTTCCTTTAAAACCTTAGTGATAATCATGATAGAATCGTCAATGTAATCATCACCAGGGTTAGGTCCTTCTATAGACCTTAGATTTATTAAAACTTCTTCTAAAGCCTTCCTATATTTTTCTTCCAACTATACAACCTCGCTTTCTTCTGCTATACTTGAGTTAGGTAATTTAATTAAACTTTTATTGGTGGCTTATGCCATCTCTTTTTTTATGCTTTTTACTATTAACACATCTAGTTGCTGGCTTACATGAACTGTCTTTGGATCCAGTGGACCATAAAGCTCTATGAATTTATACAACTTTTCTCTAAGCTCCTCCAAGCTATTCACCTTCTTTCTTAAAATGCCTTATGTATTCGTCTAGGCATTCTTCACATACTACTTCACCGTTAAAGTTGTAGTACTCTTCACCAGTAAAAATCCCATTACCACACTGTAGACATCTATCAACCTCAATCGATTGTGGTTGTTCCGGACGATAATCATACATACTATCTGGTAACATCTCTATCACCTCCTTAATAAGTTGTAAGAGCTATGGCAAGCAGTGTTCCAAATACAGCCATGCTTCCAAGTAGGCCGATAGCACAGTCAATTATTTTATCTTTATGCCTATTCATTATGCTGCACCATATTTAATGGCCATCTCTTTTACTATTAAGCAATAGACTTCAATTAGTCTCTTATCAACACCTATCACATCAAGCTTAGTTACTTTTTTGCTTTTACTAATGCTACCTGTTTCAGCTAATACATTCTTTTTCATATTTGAGAGTCTAATTCCTAACCTAGCTCCAGCTCTTTCATCAAGTAGCTTGTAGCTCTCTTCTCTCACATCTCTGATATGATCAAAGCCTCCTAGTTTTTGAGCTATTGCATTAATAAGCTTAGTAGTATCACTCCTCCATGAATTAGGATTAAGTGTGTACACATCTCTCATGCTTTGTATCTCTTGCTTAGTTTTTTCAACTCCTGCTTTAGCATCTAAAGCATTATTATTAGCTTGATTTAACTGTTCTCTTAGGTCCTTTAAGGCTTGTGCTTGCATTATTATTAGATCTTCTATGCATGAAGGCTTTGCTTCCTTAGCTCTAAAATAGTTATTAACAAGTTCTCTTTGAACCTGCCAAGCTAAATCATCTGTAAGAGACTTAACTAGCATTAGATACCCACTTTCGGTTATTAAAAACCCAATAGGTGCAAATTTATCAAATCCGAAGGTTGAGGAAAATTCTTCTCCGACCTCGCTCTTTTTAATTTCAAAGTAATCTAAACCATCGATAAAATGCTTTTTGTTATTACTAAAGTTTTTTCTAGAAGTCCCATCTACTCTTTCATGAAGATTATCTATGTCTTTGAAAGTTATTATCCTTTGGCCATTAAATTCTTTCACTTGTAAATCTTGATTTTTGATCTTTACTAAATTAGTCATTGATCGTCCTCCTTTAGGTTTTTATAACTACATCCAACTTTATTTCTCTTTTGTGACAACTGATCTACCATTGCGGTAAAGAAGAATTTTAAAAGAAATGAATAAACGTTTATAAATTGGTTAGACTGGAATAATGGAAAGGTATTTGGATTTTTGCTTTATAAAACTCTTTTCTCTTTAGTTATGTTTTCTAGCCACATATCTAGGAGCTCTCTATTAACTAGAAATTTAGCTCCTACTCTGAATGCCGGGAAACCTGAGTTCTGACTATGTGCTAATTCCATTAGCTTGTCTCTTCCTATACCGGTGTACGCAACACATTCTGCTATAGTTAAAGTTGCTTTTGGCTTAGTTTCTCTGATAGCTTCTGTGATGGCAGCCTTTATGATATCAATCGTTAGTTCCATCCTCTTTATCCTCCTTTTCAGACGCAGAAATAAGATCTGTTACTGAATAAACTCCTAAAGCTTCTGATAATTTTTCTAAAGTTTTCATGGTTGGATTCTTAGTTTTATTATTTTCTAAGTCACTAATGTACCCTATTGAAATATTGGCTTTTTCTGACAATTGTCTTAGTGTAAGTCCACTTTTTTGTCGAAAGAATTTTATTTTATTCAAATTCTTTTACCTCCTTTTTTCTCTGTAAGAGAATTATATATCATTTTCTCTATCAGAGTAAACATTCATATTTCTCCAAGAGAGAAATTTAGCTTTATTTGTCTAAACTTTCCTTAATTTCTCTCTTATTTTCGTTGACAAAGAAAATTTTTAATATTATAATTTCACTTATAGAGAAACTTATTAAGGGGTGTTATCAATGATAGGAAAAAACATTAGAAAACTACGACAATCTAGAAAACTAACATTAAGTGCATTAGCAAATAAAATATCTGTATCAGTTGGTTATTTGAGCGATATTGAAAAGGGTAACAAGACTAATCCTTCTTTAGAATTTTTAACCAAATTAGCAGATGCTTTAGAAGTACCTTTAGATTACTTAACAAGAAAATCTGCAAAAGCATTAATTGAAGATAGATTAGAAGAGTTAGATATGAATTTTGAAAAGCTCTCTGATGAGACTAAAATACCCTTGATATTTTTTGAAAAATTAGATGATATTATTCCTGATGAAGGTGACTATAATCAAATTCAAAAAATTGCTAGGACTTTAAATATGGAGCCTTCTATTCTTGCAGAAGCTCTTTACAGGCAACAACCACCTATATATGAAGGTATATCATTAAATTCTGAAGATGGTTTTAGAGTAGAAGAAAACACAGTTACTTATGGATCTGATGATAAAATCCATGACCCAGAAGATGCTATGGCCTTTCTTATAAAGCAGCCTTCCTTAGCAGCTTATGGCGGATATGACCCAAAGACTATGAGTGATGAAGAAATAGTGGAGTTCGCTAATGAACTATTAAGACAGCTGAAGTTATTAGGATTTAAGTATAAGAAGTAGGTGTTACTATGCTTGGGTATAAATGGATTGATGATATTATTTTAGGATTAATTGATAGATATGGTACAAATAACATTTATGAAATATGCAATGATGAAGGCATTAAAATAGTAAAGCTGGATCCTGAGAATATTTTACTTAATAAAAAAGAAGCTTATTACTATAGAGATATAGAAGGGAATGAGGTTATCTTTATCCGGAACAACCTGGATCCAAATTTAGAACAGTTCATACTTAAGCATGAATTAGGTCATGCATTGTTGCACCCTGATATACTTAGCGCACCTTATACCTTATCAAACACAGGTAAGCTAGAAAGGCAGGCCAATTATTTTGCTTTGAAACTATCCAACTTGAAGTTTGATAGAGTTGAGCTGGAAGGAATGACTCTTGAGCAGATTTCTAAATACTTTAAAATTCCATATAAACCATTAGAACAATTATTTTGACCGGAAACACGGAAACAGAATTTCTTATATATAATATAAACACGTATTTAGGCATGTATAGGTATATACGTATATGCCTAATTATATAAATAATACTTTATATATAAATTGTGTTTCCGTTGTTTCCAATAACACTATAAGCCTTGTTATTACTAGGTTTATGCCGGAAACAATACTGGAAACAGAACGATTTTTAGTGTTTCCGTTGTTTCCATTAGAAAATATTGTAAAACAAAGCTTTGTTTCCACTAGTTTATATGAAAGGAGAAAAGATATGGCTAGAAAAACAAACTATACAAAAAACGGTATTGATTATTTTAGGGTGACAGCTACAGTCGGTAAAGATGGTAATGGTAAGCCAATAAGAAAAGAATTTCTAGGTAAGTGCAAAACAGAAGCAGAAGGCAAAAGGGATGATTATTTAAACGGTATAAAAAATGGTCTTAACGTAGATTTTAAAGATGTAGCTTTAGGTCCACTAATGCATATGTGGTTGTTTGAAATCATTAGAGTAGATAAAAATATAAAGCCTCCAACATTTTCTAGGTATGAAGGGGTTTTCAGGAAATATATTAAAGATAGTGAAATATACGGACTTAAACTGAATGGCCTAAAAACCATATTGATACAAAGGTATTACAATAAACTATATAAGAACGGTACTTCATCATATAGCATTAACTATCTCAATAAATTATTATGTCAATTCTTTAATTATGCAGTGGAAGAAAATTATATTCTAAAAAATCCTTGCAAATCAAGAAAATCAATAGTTATTCCAGGAGAAGTTAAACTTGAAGATGAAGAAGATTCCCTAGAATATTTTACAACAGAAGAAATAGAAAAGCTAAAGGCAGCACTTGAAGGGCATAGTTTGAAAGGGCTTGTACTTCTCGCTCTGGGTACCGGCATGAGACGAGGAGAGCTATTAGGTTTGGCTTGGACAGATATTAATTATAAAAATCTAACAATAACGGTAAAAAGAACAGTAAGCAGAACTCATATAATTGAATCTGACGGATCTAGGGTTTATAAGACTATAGTACAAACCCCTAAGACTAAAAGCTCAATTAGAAAGGTCTCATTTCCTGAGAAGCTAATCCCAATATTAAAAGAAGTAGAAGTAAAACAGAAAAAAGCAAAAATGAAAGCCGGCAGTTCTTATATTAAACAAGATTATGATTTTGTTTTTACTACAGCAAGTGGTAATCTTCTCAACGTAGCTAATGTATCTCGCTCATGGAGTAATCTATTATCAAAGAATAAAATACCACATAGAAAATTTCATGCTCTTAGACATACCTTTGCTACTCAACTTTTTGCAAAAGGTCAAGATGTTGAGGTTGTTTCTAAACTACTAGGTCATAGTAGCTCTGAAATAACACGAAAAACTTATATTCATGTGTTACCGGAGGATAAGGTTTCATCAGTTGCATTATTAAATGATTTATTTGGGTAG